ACACCGTTGCCATTCCACAATTACCATTTATTTCTGTTTAACAACTTGTAATTTGCAAAAAAACGTTGACATTTTGCAAAAAAAGTGTTATAATATATCTCACATGCCGCTGTGGTGGAATAGGCAGACACAAGGGACTTAAAATCCCTCGGGGTAAAACCCGTACCGGTTCAAGTCCGGTTAGCGGCACCAAGTTATAAAGTTCCGTAAACCCTTGATTTTACTAGGTTTGCGGAACTTTTTTATTGTCTTAATTATCTTAAAATATATTTATACCAACACTAAAATTTTCACTCTTTTTCACTCTTTTTCCCTATCTTTCATATATTTTTACACACTTTTTACACACTTTATAGGCAAGCAAAGACGAATTTAATATTTGCACATTAGATTTTATTTAAGCATATTGCACAAAGTTTATGATAATAATAATCAAATTTTCTACATTTCATTTTTACTATGTTGTATCAAATCATAGCAAAAAAACGATAAAAAAAATAAGGGTATGCCATAACGGACACACCCTTATCTTCTGCATTTGCAACCAATTATTAGGTCGTACCAAATACAAATATGTTTCAACTCACTAGCTATGGCATTACCATAACTGACATTTATACTATATCAGATTTATAGTGGTTTGTCAATACGTTTTGCTATGTTTTGTATAATTGCACAAATTTAGCTTGTCATTTTTGCTGTTTTGTACATATAAATTTTATAAGACTTTTATAAGACTTTCATAAAACTCTGTCTTATAAATTTCTAATAAAATCTTTAATTTCATAGAAACTATTCTTCCACTATCTCGTTAGCCCTTAACGATATTTTCTTTTTAACCTTTTCGCTTAACCCTTTAAACTGCGGTGTTATGCCAAATCCGCTTTCCATTATAACCATAGCATACGCATTTGCGTCGATCTCTGCACTTTGCAGATTGTATTGTTCAATGTCGGTATCTGTAGAATTAATATAGTTCTGGAAAATCTCAGGGCAATTCTTCATTTGCCATATGTGTCTTAACTCATGTGCGATTGAAAACATAGTATCAAGCGGCATTTTGCCCATACGATATTTAAGTGCGTTATCCGCAGGAACATACTCGGCTAGTTGTGTAGGTGTATGCAAAAACAATACTTCTTCAACTATCGGTTTAGTAATTTTCAAATTACTACATACTATTTCTATGAACTCAGAATAATTTACCATAAAATTGACCGCCTTTTTCTTTAGGTAATATTATTATATCTAATTATTTATATTTCGTCAAGCGTAAAAAATAGGGTACTAGAAATTAATCTAGTACCCTAAAATTATTTCTGAACCAATGTCAGAAGTGGGTAAATACCAAACTCAGCATTGGCTGGTTTTGCGTGAATTGTTCTTTTATCAATATCATAATATCCGTAATAATTCATACCCGAATATGACGATAGCCACATTCCACCAGTAGTATCATAACCAAAGCCTGTTAAAGCTGTAGTAATTGGCTTATTTGCAAAGTATGGCAACTGTGACTCCATGCCTGAATTGTCATAACAACCTGATGTAATATAATGTCCGAAAATCTCAGGCTCACTCGGTAATCTAAGCGAATAGGATGTATAACTATCACTATAACCATAGTTTTCCACACTTCTTCCACCACCATTAAAATAAGTGTAACTTGTGGCTGATTTGTTAATCATAAGTGGTAATGGGTCTGAAAACTCAGCAAGATTATTTCCAAAAATATTTTTAAAATGCGCAGTATAAACAGGCATAACCTTTTGCTGAATGAATGTTTGAGAGTATGCGTGAATATCATCTAAGCCTGTAGCGTTATCAATAACATTTGTTCCTATTGGTGAGCCAAAAGGCATAAATGTATATGACCGTTTTTCACTTGAGGCTTTTGTAGTCCTAAGAAAATCCACAGCTACACATACAAAATAAGTATCATACTCTACCGTTTTTGTACTTTCTTCACCATCAACGATACAAGGAACATTTTCAATAGTTCCTTTTATTTTCAGTTCTGTACCAAGACCTAATTCGGAAATATTGCCACGATTTATTTGACCGAGAAGCCCATTTATATTATCTGGATCATTGCAATTCCATGTGCCACCTGCGATATGAGCATTACGATTTAATTTCTCCATGCGAACACAACTTCCACTTAGAATAGATATTTCATCTGTGTTTCTTTTAACCGAGGTAGTCAAATTTTCTATTTGGCTTGTAATATCTGCCGTACCGTCATTGTTCATAAGCTCCGTTTGGTTTGCTAGTGAACTAAGCTTGTTATCAGTTTTGTTATATATGCTTACGCTCATTTAGTCTTTCCACCACCCTCGTTGTCCTCGCTTTCATACTTTTCCCCAGTGATTTCCTCATACTGTTCAGCCGTAATTTTCCCTCTGTCAGCAAAGTCTTTGACCTGCTCAGCCGTGTACAACCCTAAGTCGTACAAACGTTTGACTTTCCTATACATTATCCTTGTCCTCCTCGATTAGTGTGTCGGTCATCAGCGCAGTGTATAGCACCTGTGCTTCTAGCTCATCCACCTTCGTGGCTTTCTTCGGCTGAAAATCGTCAGGGGTCAGCCCCAGTTTGTCAGCCATTTTCTTTTGCAAATCTGTCATATTGTACCTCCTACTTCACTCAGCTTCACAACGTACTCTTCCTCGCTTGGCACTGGTATTCGATAGCTGTCATTGCTGTTTTTGAACGTTATGCTACCCCCTGCTTCGACCTCGATGTTCCGTAGAAAATCGTCGTCAATCAGGGTTGAAATATCGGTTACGATAGGGTTCGCTAGTTCGTAATACAGGATAACACCCTGCATTGCCTGTTTGAATGCGGCGGCGTCGGTGTAGGACGTATCGTTGACATAGACATACCCGTCAGTGTTAGCATTAGCCGTTATACCTGTTACATTTATGTGACCCCATAGTTCATTCTGCGATTCTGTCGAATATTTTGAACAAATGATATTTGGCGGAACGCTATAATTTTTTGTCAATTTCTGCCCTGTAACTTGCGATGTTTGAAAACTTACTTTTCCAGTGGAACCCGTAATCCACGTCAGCGTTCCCAAATCAACGCTGCCAACACTTTGAACATATTTTTTATTTTCGTAATCAACGTAATTTCGTGCAGTTCCTGCCGACCAGCCGTAGCCAGGCAGTGCCTTGATAGCGTCGGGGATAGGGTAGGCGGTATCACCCACAGCGATCTCTGTCACCCCAGCACTGATAATCTCCCCGGCGTTATACTGGTAATAATCATTAGGGAACATTTTCTCAAATTCTTCAACGCTTGTGGGTTCGTTACCGCTTCCGAACATGGCGGTTAAATCGAAAATCTGTGGTTGTAGTTTAACGTTATCATATGTAACGCCATTATACACATATATTGTATAATACCATACTGCGTTGCTACTTTCATTGACGATTATAGTGCCGTGACCTGTAGAATCTTGCCCAAATGATTGCGAACTAAACATCAACTGGTTTGCCCCATAAACACCTGACAATGGGTTTGCAACCATTAGATATTTATGTCCTTTTTGATTTTTAACGGATTGCAGAGAAACTGCATTACCTGTTGTGGTAGCTGTTCCATTCAATGTAATAATACCATCGTTAGAAAACGTAAATTTTACGCCCGCTTGTGTGACTACAGTGGGTACTGGTTTAACCAACTGATTAAACACGATTGACCTACCACCCACAGACTTCACGCTCATCAGCTTACCGCCCGTAGGCACTGTCTTTGCATATGCCGTTTCGCTGTCGGTTTCAAACCTATGCGTGATACCCTGACCTATGAAATACAGTGCGTCCACACGTCTTTGCAGTTCCTTGTCCGTCAGCTTTACCGCAGAAATCTCAGCCGTGTTCTCAGCGATTTTTACGACCGCTGTTACATAGTCATCTGGCAGACTATCAGCCACCGCCTGTGCTGTCTGCGCAGCTGTTTCTGCGGCTTTGCGGTCTGTGGCGACCTGTGCGGCTATCTTTTCCATTTCCGCTTTATCGTATAAAATCACCGTTTTATCATCAGTGATATATACAATTGTGCCGTCTTTTATAGTGGATTTATCAACGGCTTCCCACTCGGCTTTTGTGCCAATCCACTTTTCGCTTTCAACCTTGTTGCCTAATTCAGTGACAGACTTTTTAGCATTAGCCGCCATACTTCTAGCAATAATATCTGTAGCCATAAATCCACCTCCTTAATATGTTATAGTTCCCCAAATTTTGTTTACACCCTTGACATTTTTAACAGTTACACTATAGTAACCACTAACATCTCCTGCATAAACATTTTCTGTTGTAATCGTATCAACTGTTGAGAAGTCGCTCAGATCAACCATCATAAGCACTTCCTCTGCACCATTCTGAGTCAGTTTTCCTACAACCTGAAAACTACCAGTTCCCGAAGCCTGTACTTTAAAATCAGCACCAATGCCAACTTTCAGCTCAAAAGCTTTTCCGTTTTCATACAGGTTTCCGTTTGTAGCACAATACGCCATAGTTCATCTTCCTTTCGTATAAATAAAATATAACAAGGGCGAAGCTGTATTACCTCGCCCTTTAACAACGATATTACTTAATAGCACTTGCAAGCTTCTTGATAAACTTCTCACCTGCAATGCTAGTCTGCTTATAACCCCACTTTTTCAGCAAAGCATTAACAGCCTTTTCAGTACCCTCACCAAAAATACCGTTTTCGTCAAGTGAGACGTTGTGAAGTTTTCTTGCCTTAGCTATGATGAGCATTTCTTTCAGAGCTAGAACGCCACTGGTCTTATCACCCTTTTTATAGCCAGACTTTTCAAGTGTTGGTAGCTTCTTTGTCTTAGTATATCCGTTCAGGTTTGCCGATTTTATTTTCGTGGGAAAATCTGTGTAGCAATAATCTACGTCAACACTAACCGCAATTCCGTCTATCTTGCCAATGCTAGAATACTGCCATATATCATGTTTATCATTGTAATTGCATTTGCTGTTATACTCGGCAATCCAAAGTGTATATCTCTTTGCTACATCAGAAGAGATATAATTCTGCAAAGGAGAACGACTCATATAAAGTCCAGCATAGTAGCCTGCCTTTTCGATCTCGCCACAAAATGCCTTTACGATAGAATCGCAAAATGCCTTACCTTTATTAAACTGTGAACGCTCCTCTAAATCAAAATAAATAGGGTACTCAAACTTTTTGCCTTTGATTACCTTGAGACAAGCCTTTGCCTCTTGCTTTGCTGCTTCTACTGATTGTGCATATGAATACCAATAAACACCACATGGAATATTGTTATTCTTACAACCTTTATAATTCTTTTCAAATGTTCTGTCAATCTGATTTGGATATGTGATAGCATCACCGTAGCCAGCTCTCAGTATGGCAAAGCTTACATTTCCTTTTACTTTAGCCCAATTAATATTGCCCTGATGTTCAGAAACGTCTATGCCCTTAATAGTCATATGTATACTTCCTTTCCAATTAATCTTCCTTTACAGGCAGTTTATTTAATTCGTCCACACAGTTATGTACAAAACTATTGCCACCAATAGACGAATAGCTTTCGTATAGCCTTGCGAGATTTTCCTTTTCATATAATGAAATACTATTTTCTTTCATTCTTGAATTATAAATCGCTAAAATAGAATTTCTCAGCGTAGCCTGCAAAGCCAAACTTTGTTTTTGTAACTCAGCTTCCATGCTTTGATTCTGTTCTACCTGTCTTTCCACTAATATTGTTAATTTATCTATTTTTTTATTTAGATTATCTTTACCACTTGTTTTTGAAATCCACCCTACAAATCTATTTCTTATTGGCTTAACAATAATTGTTATCAGTGCCAAAATGGTCGTAATGCTTCCACAGTAGGTAGCAATTTCCTTAACTGTGTTCATTTACTCACCGCCACCATTCTTAACCTCGTCAATAAAATCTGTGAGTGATTTATAATTCATATCCTTAACAGCACTTTCAAGCAAGATAACAAGCTCTACATCGGAAATCTTAATGCCCTTTTCTTCAAGCAGGGCAAGCATGGTTTCTTTAGCCTTTTCAAGCTTTTCTGTGCCGTGAACGTCTTTATAAATCTGTTCTATATACTTAACCGTTGTAGCCGCCACATCTTTCTTAATGCTGTCATTTGCGATTTTTGTATACTTCGATTTTACAAAACCGACAATAGCCGTCATAACCGCTGTTAAAATTACAGGCAAATACTCTGTAATCATCTGAGTAATAATCTCTTTCATAACTTTTCCTCCAATAATAAAAGAGGGTTGTTAGCCCTCTTTCTATTTAAGTATTATTTTTATATGTTTTTTATCAATACGTTTGATAACCCTATAACCACTATCTGACTTGGTTGCCACGCCATTCACACTAGCCGTACAATATCCGTTGACCTTGCACGTTCCGTCATCTTGAACTACTAACTGTCCTAACAAGCCAACTTTGTCATACTCTTTTCTAGCCCCACGAGGAACATATTCAAGCGTATCGTTATAGCTTTCGTTCAATATAAGATTGTGTGACTCGTCATAAATCAACCGTCCATAAACATCTGTTTTATACTTATCATGCCAATCTAATTCAGCAGAGTTACCAACAATAGATGGGTTGGCTGATATAACACCAAGGATATAGTCACCCTTATTTGCAAGTTTGATTTTATCACCGTCAAGCGTAACGAATAATCCAACTCTGTCTTGATTTTTAGTGTTACCGTCAAGCCATTCAAAATATTCGGCATAGTCAGCGCCATTAGTTTTGTATGCACCGCCAGCATAAACATTGCCTGAAAAGTCCACTTGCATTGCAGAATTTTCAGTTAGAGTACCATCTTCTTCTTGACCGTTCCCTATATTAAATAGTATACTTGCATTTTCCGAGCTTTGATAAGTTGGTGCTGCATTAAAACCTATAACGGTTTGGTAATCTGCCGTGGCGTTATTCCATGAACCTGCGACAAGACATCCATCATAATTAAGAACCTCATTTTGATCTCCAAACACGGCGTTATATTTTGCCATTTGGTCTTTAGTTTTGTCACCCTTAACAATATTGTATCTACCAACTACAATACTATCAGCTACACCCTCTAGTTTATTATCTACGCCACTAACATATGTATCACGAGAATTGGAAATAGTATTTTTTGTACCGCTACACTCAACCGCCACACTATATTCAGACGTATTCCACGTACCACTGATGTGATTAGAAATACCACCAACGCTAGTATTATTAAAACCTGTTAAGGAATTTAAACTGCTATTTTCACGAAGATAGGGTATATAGCGAGTTTTCATTGCTGAAAAATCAATATAATTATTGCTGTCATAACTATATTCGTAGCAGTGGTTTGCTTGACCTTCAACATGGTTATAATCACCATGAGCAATATTTTCGAAATAAGCAATAATCTTTTTTGTTCCATCAGGGGTTATAGTATACCAATAAGAATTGCCATAATAATTAAACTTTTCCGAAATGTGATGATGACCATTACTATCAACGTATTCAACAAATCGTCCTACACTAGAATTTTGACTTCCTAGAGGTATGGGTTTACCGTTCCTAATAGCAATGTAGCCACTGTTTATACCGCCACCACGGAAATATATCCACACACTGTCTCCCATGCTTAAAATCTCACCTGATTTATTCAAGAAAGATTTTTCAGCACCATTATACTCTAATAGCGAAACAATGGCTGTACAATTTGTAGAGTCGTAGCTTTTAACCGTTCCATAGGTGTAACCAAGTGTTTTTTTATTATCTTGACTTTCCTTAATCAGCTTATTCATTTTAGACATTCTGTACACCGCCTTTACGAATAATCGGCTAAAACCATTTTGCAGTTACCCACATAATTAACACCATTCATTGTGAATTTTACAACAGTTCCGTCAGCAGGAAACACACTACTTTGCCCCATATAAACATAGAATATTCCGTCAGTTTTAGCAGCGTATTGCCCCTCAATTGTACTGTTCAATGGTATATTAAAATCAACTTGTGGTACAAGGTTTGTACCGCCATTGTGCAAACTTTGACTAAACATATTATACAAGCTTGCCATTTTACTTCCTTGATGTCCTGAATTTGAAGTTGGTGTAAAGAAACCTGTAATTTCCGTATTGTCAGATAGCTTTCTCATTTTTGCAATAGCCCCACCTAATACATAGTCATTATCTCTACTTTTGAACAAAATTAACATTCCCCGACTTGTAGTGTACAACATAATGCTATCAAACTTGCTATAGGCAAAGCTGACGTAATCAGCATATGGTGACGTTTGTGAAGAGTCATATTCGCCGCACCCAGCCCAGTAGCGTGACTTTGCAGGGTCAAACATTATTCTAAAGTACGTTGTATCATCAATCCAAAATGTCAAAGTGTTATAATCAGTGGACTCACTATCAGGATAATTTGTTTCAATTTTACTCCATGTCCATTTGTCTTCAAAAAATGTTTTAAGGTCTGCAAACACAGTTTTAGAAGAAGTTTGATCTGGAGTACAAGTATAAGTATTTATCATCAGTTATCACCGTCCAATTCTGCATTACCGCTTATTCCAATAGCTCCACGAGCGTTAGTATTTGTTTCATTCATATCAACATAATTGATGTTATGTTCTATACAGTATTTTACAACAGGTAAACAATTTGCGTTTGTAGTATCTGTTATGCCATTTCCATATGTAAAAATAGTTCCGACTTGTACATTATCAAGGGTACTAAAATCGGTCATAGTTAAATTATTATATTTCCCAATTTCTGCGTTAAAAGAAGTATGGAAAATAATTTGACCTACGCTTTGACATTTGATTGAGCCGTTAGCCAAAATGCAATCATTTGGAATGGAAATGCTGTTTGCAAAAGCAACCTGAATAGCATTAGCCATAATTTCTGTTGTACCACTTGCTATCACAATATCTGATTTGTTCATTGGAGTACGGCACAGTTTGCTACCTTGATAGAGGTTATTATCAATAACCTTGAAAGTAGTATTAGAACTATCCACAGTAAACTTATTTAATTTAGGACAATTATTAAACCCTGTAAAGCTAGTCAAAGAAGCTCCAATAACAACCGTTGTTAATGCAGAGCAATTATTCACGCCCGATACAGATAAAGCCGTATTTGGGATATAAAATGTTGTAATAGCGTTATTGTTTAACCCACCAATCTCTTTTACTTTTCCATCACTCATGAATGACAAACTTTTCAATTTAGGGCAGTTATTAAACCCATTTACCTTCTCACAAGAACTTTCAATTCTTAATGTTGTCAGATTGGGCATATCGTTACAACCCCCAACGTCAACCACATAGCCTGTAGTCGCTGAAGTTAATGAGGCTAAATTATTCATACAGTTCTCAGGTATAACTTTTAAGCTTGTACTATTTGTCATTGGCAATTTTGTCATATTAGGCATATTGCAGAACGATCCGCTTTCAAGCGTAATACCATTACTGTCGGTCACATTACCATAAATCACAACATTAATCGTGTTACCACTATAGCCATTAAAAGCGTTTTTAGGTATTTTGGTAGTACAATTACCCGATTGCAAGTCTAAACTCAGATTTATATTTGCCGATGTATTACTTGCGAAACCGTCTGTATCGTTAATATTGGTGGATCGCCCAATTTGTATACTTTGAAGTCCAGATAAATCTCCATCAATACCTTTGTCCATAAGATAGAATCTTCCCTGCACTGTCGCAGGATAAATAACTAAACTTGTTGTTTCTTTATTTACATACACTACACATTTATTCGTAGTTGATGCTTTGATGTTTAGGCTTCTAACAACATGACTTCCTTTTAGTATCTCGTTTTGTTTTATTTCTTCGACACCTGTTTGCTTATCAACTGAAACCATTGGTGTGAAATTCAAGGTGTAAGGTAGTTCCAAACCATTAACAAATGTGCTATTAGCAAGAAACGATTCAGAGTGTGAAATATCACAGTATGCTACAGGAAATGTAATCTTGGTAAGCTTTTTACAACCTGACAATACACCCTTACTGGTCGAAATATTTGAAAGATTAGCAGGGAAAACAAAGTCTGTCATATTTTCAAATCCGTTTCCCATAGGTGAAGTAAGGTAGGTAGCTTTTACTTTGGAACAATCTATCTTTGTGGTTGTTTTTTTATCAAAAGCATTGTCAAAGTTAGTTAAATCATCACTCTCAGACACAATAGTTGTATCATGTGTACCCAAAGAATAATTCTTTTTAAATATTGAAATTGTGTTTGTATTACGTCTGACTACTTCGTTGTCATCATAGCGTATCAAACAACGTGACGGTGACATAGATTGAAATTCTACCGTGCTATCTGCCGATAACGTATTGGTAACTGTAACTTCATTTCCTGTTATCCATTGAGCTGTCAGTGTTGCATTGTTATTTGGTACAGTGTACACGTCACCATAATTGTATTTATTGCCCTGACTATCCGTCCACACAAATAATTTATTCTCGTTATACATATCCCCACCTTGTAAAACAATTTGTTTATTAGGGGCTTGGCTGATACTCTTATAAGTGATAGTATTACCGTCTTTGTCCTTGCCACCATTCGTATTGTAAGATATTGCCACTGTATCACTCGAATTTTCACAGTAAATCGAAATACAATCTGTATCAAATGGTAGCCATTGCAGATTAGTGGCTTCAATACTCATTTCAGAAGCCGATAAAGGCATTGTAATAGAGTTTACGATAAATAACTGTTTGTCAAAATTATAATAATCATTGCTAACCCTAACGGTATTATCAACATTCAAATGTGGAGTAATCGGCAGATTATAACTAATACCTGTACTCATGCAAGTATGTTGCAATAACATATATTCGGCTTGTTGCCTACACTTTTCCTCTCCGCTTTCTTCACTTGTATCTCCTAGAGGTATATAATAAGTGCCACCGTCCAAACCCTTATAACCAATAGCATTTATATTTACAGGTGATTGTGGGTTTTTATTTTTAGCTGTGTACGAATAAATTTTACCACTTGTATTGTCTGTTGTAACTGTAATAATATTTACACCGTCATAATTATAAGTATAATTAATATCCGTTTCTGTAATTTCGGTTTCACTCAATTCAAATTGTGGCGACAAATGACGATACCAAGAAGGTAAATTATAGTTGAAAGCTCTTTCCATTCTCAATCTGCCATTGACATCGTAATAGATATTAGCACCATACATTTCGGCAATCTTGTCAAAAATCTCACCAAGATAACCGCCCTCATCAACTACAATATCGTCATACAGAGTTACATTATAGAATATAGGGTCAATAATAGGCTCAACAGGGTCAAGAGGTATGTTATTACCCAAATCAAGCATAAGCGTGTCCTTAATTAAAGTCGCAATATTCGTTCCTTTTTTAGAATTAGTTACACTAGCCTGATACTCGACAAGACACATTCTGGCATTTAATGTTCCATCAAGAAAACCATATTTATCAACACCCTCAACATTTAATCGTCTACCATTAGAGTTTGCTGACTTTGTAACAAAAACACCTTGCGGAAACCAATAAATATTCTCATCAACTTGCAAGCCGATGAAGATCTTGAATTTTCGATTGTACCAAAATGAACTATCTTTTTGAGGTATGTATTTACCGCTTCTATCAATAATAGATAAAGAGCAAGACCTACGACAGCCTTGCTCTTTATTAATCGTTATTGAACCATCTGTGGAAGATAGGTCACTTGTTATTTCACCAATAGCACCTTCATAGTGTGATAAAATTTCCATTTTAACATACATTTTTCGCATTGGTTTATGTAACTCGGCAAGATAAGCATTGTCTATTTTATTATAATAATCCATAACACTTTCCTACCTCCTATCTAATAATTATTACATCGTTTATATCTTCAACTTCAATCCAATCATACTTAATATTAGTCAACCCTAATACACTTGTGCTATCATAAATTCTAGTAGGGTTATCTGAGATATTTATAATCCAAACATCGCCCTTATGAGATTTTAACATAAAATCATTCTTGCCTTTAATAAATTTAGTCCATGCTTTTACCCTGTCAATATTATCGACTATTCGACCATCAGGGCAATTAATTGTTAAAAGATCAGCAGAGAAAGAACCACTCTCATAATCTGTTACTGTTCTAGTTGTTTTTGGCTTAATACCTGTTCCTGTGTGTACCGCAAGACCAATATTTGATGTAATATCATTATCGGTCATACCTGTTATAAACTCCCAACACTCAGAAATAGCATAATACTTTTTGTTATATTTTGTACCCAAATCGGTTAAAGAGTATATAAACCAACCGTCCTTGTCTACCGATACTTGCTCTGATTTATATGGTTTGTAATCTCCGTAACAAACATAATATTCATAAGTCTGCTTATTGCCAACTGTTGTGTCAAAAAAGCTCTTTGTATTAGTAGTACCAAGAAAAACATAATCTTCTTCATTCACATTACGTCTAAAAATCTTTGCAGTACCACTAAGAGTTGTATTCCATGACAGCATTGCTATACGATTATTAATCATTAGACAATTAAAGTTGTTTACTAAATCACCTAACTCGTTGCCTTGGAACGATACTCTTTTGCTAAAATGATACATTTTATCGTCAAGTGTCATAATCTCACTAACAACACAATATGAATTTCCTGCTTGCATAACATAGAAATCATAGTTGAGTCTGAAATTATAAATTGCAGGACTCTCGCCAATTAATTTCTGTGTTTCACTATAAACAGTAAATTTTGCACCTTTTACAAACTGAGTATTTGCAGGGCAATAAATTATAGCCATTCCAGTAGCAGTATTGTAGTTAGAAATAAAACCATTAATACCCTCGGTAACATGACCCTCTGTTCCACTAGTCTCTACTTCTATAGTAATACACTTATTTACTATATTTTTATCTATACTTTTACCAAGATTGACCTGAGTTGTATCATTTGTGCTGTCCTGAATAGTTCCATCATAGACTACATTTGAATTAATTATCTGATACAAATAATACTTATAATACTTCAATCCGACATGATTAGGGTGAGTGTACGTTGTTTCACAATGTATTGGTCTAGTAGAATTGTTTTCATCTACTTCAGCCGTAACAATACAATCAGGGTCATTTCTGCATTTTACATAGTGCGGTTTATCTATAAAGTAATTAGTAAATATCCTAAATTCAGTACCTACTGTTGGTGTATTTGTAAAAGCAGATTTCAATGTAACCATGCCTGTTTTGTAGTCATACTTTTCGATAAACCTACGTTCCTCACCTATCTCCATGTATGCACCACCAACTAAATAATTTGAGCCGTCAGCACGTTCATAATAATAAGCGTCTTTCAAATTGCCTATTTCCTTGTTTATATAAAATGATGTTGAAGAACCTGCTCTCTGAACTTTTCCACGGCAGAAATACATATCATACAAACCAACACCATCTCCATATTGAGTGTCGTCAGCTATGGTTGTAGGGTCTGTTTGAAAAAGAATGTATTGATATTGGTAATCATGACCGTTCTCAGCAATATCGTTAAAAACTAACTCATTGACACCAACTTTATCACCATTGTAAAACGTATTTATGTCACCACCCTTTGGAAAATAAGAGTGATTAACTTCACCTGTTTTAAGGTTTGTGTACTCGCACAATGCCCAACGCATAGCCGAACCTGCCGTACAATTAAACTGATAGCTGAAATGCGGAGCACGATCATATTCACCATTTACGTCCTTATGTTTATCTATCTTTACAACCTCATCATCAGGAAATACCAATGTAGGAGTCATAATCATTTTTTTCACCTCTCTTATTTTCCAAAAGATAAGAGCCACTAAATAATTAATGGCTCTTTATTACTTTTGCATTTATTTAATAATTTTTGCCAACTATTCTATCCAAATCAGCCTGTTGCAGATAGGTGTTCATTTGTTCCAAAAATGTTGTGCCGTCTGTTGTATTAACAGTATCGATCTGGAATACAATAGTCCTATTGTTTGTATCATTTCTATTTTGAATGTTATTTGGTGTAGACATTTTTGTCCTTACCAAATCTGTTATACCATTGTAAATCTTATCTCCAATATAATTGACAAGATTATCTGTATTAACCACAAGGTTGTATAGCTTTCTGCCTTGCTCTGAATTGAAGATAGTTTCAACTGCATTTGGCTTTCCGTGAAGTTGTGCAAGCCCTGTATAATCATCAATACCACCTGAACGATATGGCTTAATAATGTTGAACTTACTCTTTAAAGCATTAAGAATAGCTGTTAATGCACCCTTGTTCTTACCAAGCATAGGATTAGCCAATAGTTCTGATGAAACCATTTTGCCGTACAGTTCAGATTTTAACTGTTCTGCTTGTGCTTCATCAAGCCCTGTTCCAACAGTTTCACCGTCATATTGAACAAGATACAAGCCATTCGATTTAGCACCCTCAACAGAAATATCAGAATAGTCAAGAGCTTCCCTAGCACGTTTTTTGCAATCCTCTAAGAACTTAGTCCTACCTTCCATAGTTTGCTTTTCTTTTTCAGAAACGTTTGTCAACTGTTTTATGTAGTCTTTGTTCTTATTCGTAATATCTGTAACATACTTCGATAAAGCTTCTTTTTCTTTCTTGTATGCCTCAATTTCTTTGCTTTTAGCCGTTATCTCTTTGTCAACGCTCTCAATTTCCTTTTCAACCTGATCTGAAAGTTGAGAACGATAAGATTGATATTTACTCGCAAAGTCATTAAGAATATTCGTGTCTTGTTGTGCTATCTTATCCGTCCAATTAACACCTAAAATATCTTTAGCAAGCTGTTCATTTTCTGTATCAGTAGAACTATTTATAAGGTCTTGCCACTGTTGTTTATACTTATCCCACAGTGAAGTTTCCTTGTCACGCTGTTTTTCAAGGTCAGATACACGTTTGTCAGCACTAGCCTGTTCATATTCCTGCTGTGCTTTGTTTACTTCCTCGGTATTGGTTTCTAAGTGCCAACCACTAGCTTCAGAATAAACATTTACCTTTTTCTTTTTAGCATTTTCAAGATTGTTTAATTTTTCTTGTAAATCAATAGCGTCTTGTTTTTCTTCATTAACAGCTTTAATGGCATCAATTTCAGCATTATATCTGTCCTCAATAGCTGATTTCTGCTCGTCAATATAAGACTCCACTGTGTTTGCAACAGTTTCGTACTGAGAAATAATATCGTCAAGTTGAGTTTTTTGTTCTGCAAGAATATTCTTTTGCTCTTCGAGAACATCTTTCTCGTCCTCGGCTTTATCTATAAGGTCATCAAACGTTTCCTCATAAATTTTCTCAATGTCATCTACAGACAGTTTAACTTCAGAAATAGAAGAAGCTACCTCTCCGAGTTTTTCAAGGCTTGAAATAAGACCCTCCACATTAGCCTTATCATTACCATTTGGCAAACTGTTTGATAGTTCTTTTAATCTGTCTGTTAATTCTTTAGGGTTTTGTCTTATCAGTTTCTTAACTTCTTCTGTCAGCTTTTCCGTGTTGCCTGAGAACTTAGCTAAGTCAGGATATGATTTAAACAGTTCAACTAAATCACTATCAGAAATACTTCCGTCTTGCAGGCTCGTTAAGGTATCTTTCAGTGATTTTGCCTTATTCTGAACTTCGTCAATATCGTCCGTCCACTCAGAAATATCAAAAGTACCTGTTGTTAATTTTGCAGGCAAAGACTCAAAGAAAGTATTGACATAGCTAATTAAATCCTCATCACCATTAGCCAAGTCAATTAATTTGTCCTTGTATTGCTGAGTTAAATCGTAAAGCCTATCAACATCATCAATGTTTTTGGTTTCTACAGCATGACTATAGCTTTCAGTAGCTTTCTGAGCTTCATCAAATGCTTTACTAAATTCTTCACTTGTGTTATAGTTTTCAAGTGTTTTCTGAATTTCGTTGTATTTATCAACGGCATTAGAAAGTTTATCATATTCCTCTGTTGTGGTAGCAATTTCTTTTTGCAAATCAGCCAACCACTTGTTACGATTATCGTCTTTTGAAATGTTTGCCCATTTCTCGGATAATTCATCATAAACCTTTTGCATGGTATCAATACGTTCTTGCATTGTACCTGCGAAAAGTAAATTACTATAAGCATTAGTGCTTATACCAACGTTATTATACTTTTTGAGAATTGGTTCAATGTCATTCTTGTAACTGTACCAATCACCATAACCACGAGAGCCGACCTTGTTGATATCAGCATTAGAATTATAGTCACTGAATAGACCGTCTGATACATAGGCTTGCCCTTTGCCACCGTAATCAGTAGTAAAAAGACCCTTGTTAAAAGAGCTTCCCTCTTTTAATTTCTTTTGTGCTAAATCATAGGCTTCTTTAACACTCAGCTTTCTATCACTATCATCAGGATCAGTAATATCCGACTCTTGATAAAGTTCACTCTCAGCCTTTTCTTTTTTCCATTCTTTGATTTTCTTAATATTTTCAGACATTTTGCCATTAAGCAAGTCAAGGCTCTTAGCTTCATTACCGTACTTGTCAATTAAGTTGTCCTGAATAGTATTCAAATCGTCCTTAACAGTTGACAAGTCATCTGTTGTCGCAACCAAAGTTACATAACGATTTACTAATTCGTTTACTGACTTGTTTTCTTCATCTAATTTGTCAATAGAGTCAGAGAAACTACTTGTGAACTGAGCTAAACTTTCTTTTGCATTATCGGTACCATTGACAATATTATCAAAAAGTGCTATAATCTTATCAATAACCCAACCTGCAAGCAAGCCGACAGCCATATTACCAACAGTTGATAATATTTTCATGCCAGCGGCAGCAAGCTTAGAAGAAGTCGCAACACCCTTTAAAGAAGCGGAAAGTATTTCTTCTGATACCGCTGCACCATTAGCACTTCTAGCAACATTGAGAGTTGTTTCAGAGCAACCCTTTAAAGCTATTGACTCGGCTTCAGCTACCGATTTACCCTGTGCCAAAAGGTTATTAAACTGACGGACATTTGCTACTTCATTTGCAGGAATTAGAGTTATATCCGATTTATTATGAAGCAAGTTCTTTAAATCTGAAAGTTGTGTTATAGTCTTGCCTAATATACTGATATTAGTCTTGCCACTACTCTCATTTTCAACTGTTTTAAAGACCTTAACAGTTATTCGTTTATAGTTTTGATATAAATTTTAAAGGAGAATAGTTATGACAAACAACCAAGAGAAAACAGGCAATGTAATTAACGAACATACCACATCTACTAATAATGAGACTACCGAGCAAGTTCATTATTCGATAGGCAGAATTGTCATATTTATAATAATTGTTATTTTGTTTATATTAATGATTATTGACTTAACTTCTAAAGCCCTACACTACGAAAAAGACTACAGCCAAGAAGCTTACACAGCAGCTAAATTCTATGTAAATAAACAGTTAAAAGCCCCTGCCACGGCAGATTATCCAATGTATGATAAAAACTTTATTACACATCATAATGATAGCTACACTGTATCATCTTATGTGGACGCTGAAAATAGTTTTGGTGTTAAGGGCAGATTATACTATACTGTCACTATGGAACGTGACGGCAAGGATTGGATTAACGTAAATGTTAATTTGAGTGAATAGATAATGAGTATGAGTGTATGAGTATATGAGTGTACACAAGTGTACACAAGTGTACAAATAGGTGAAAGTAAACAATGTGTGTTCATGTATAACAAAAGCTCCGAGAATATCGGAGCTTTATTTGTATTGTATTCTATTTATTTTTTTGACTTTAACGCTTCTTCAATTTTCAACACATCTGGAAATATCAAATGTGAATTATTGTTATGTACCAAAGCAGACACCTTTGTAGCCTTAGACACCATTCTTTTATAAGTCGTATAGTCAATGGCTACTGGCGCACCCAAATGTTGATACTCATTCTTTATATATTTATCGGTAACAGGACACATATTTTGAATTAAAAACGCTCTCTCTGCACCAAGCACTTTTCCAAAATCAATGGTATCGCATTTTCCCTTCTTGCTAATCTTCTTGTTATATATTTTTCGATATTTTTCAACTTGTGAAGATATTGGAATGACCCAATAAATATTGCTGTCAGATGTATCTATACAACAATAGCAAGGACGATCATGTATTTTACCATTAACAATTTCATGGTTGCTCATAAGCTTATCGTCATTAAAATCTTGATAATATTGATTGTCCAAAAAGTAAAAATGTCCAACTTCCATTGATTTATGTCCCTCAAAACAAATAGTCTCGCTCTAGGCGAGACTATATTTGAACTAGACTATTTATTAGTCGCATATCTAGCAGCGACAAACATTTGAACTAGACTATTTATTAGTCGCATATCTAGCAGCGACAAACATTTGAAGTATTCAATCTCTTGAATCATTTCTTTACTATATTATATGACATTAATAACAAAAAATCAATATACAATATGCACAAAATTGCAAGTTGGAAATTAGTGAAAATTATTTATGCTAACCACCATAAAAGACCCTAGAGAAAATCTAGGGTCTTATTTTATGGTTATTCATTATCCGTCCAGCTATAATCGTCATAAATTTCTTCATTCCATTCATCATCTTTAGTAATGATTGGATTTTTAGGAGTGATGTCCAATATAAAGTCTAAGTTGTCATTAATAAATTGATTAAATTCGTTGTTTGATATTTTCTTCGCTGCATTGCCCAAGTATACCACCTCTACAACATCATTCCATAGTATCAAGATCAAGATACATTGGTATACACCCTTCTAAGTATCTTTCATTGTTTTTCTGCATATAATCTGCAAAAAGATGAAACCCCATACGTTGATAAAAAGTTTCCGCTTCAGGGACAGAGTACAATATCACTTTATTAGCCCCACAATGACTATCAGTAAAACTAATAATTCTTCCAATAATCGTTGCCAAAATATTACTGCTAAGACAACCATCTTCAGCATTTTCTGAATATTGAATATCTTGGTAATATTCGTTGATTGCAAAATATTTTATCTCAACCGCTGGATAAATATAAAAACGCCTATAAGAACCAACAACATAGCCAGAACAACACAAAGAATAGACACCAATTACATCAGGCAGATCATTTTGTGTGTTATCGTTAGTAATTACAAAAGACTTAGCAGAAGTATCTGTCATTGCTTCGCATTTACCTTTAAAATAACTGTCTATACTATCATTGCCACTATGAAAATTAGATAATATTAATTTGTTACCCTCGTCTATCTCACGAAAACTAATCTTCAAGTGATTTCCTAATATCTTCGTCCCATGGCTGTCCGTTAAAAGTCGAATGTTTCATCATCTCTCTTGCCTGTTTTTTTATTTTTGAAATAACTGCTGCGGAGGACTTGGAATTAATAAATTCGTCCGCTTTATCTTCTCTAACAACGAAGGCAAGATTTACAGGTTTACTCATAACTGCCATATCTATCAACTCCTCCATCTTTTTACGTACATTCTTTTTGTTATTAGTTTCTCCCATTTGGTATCACCTCTATTACATTATAGGGGTAAACACCTAAAATATGCGTATAACTAATAAATTATGCGTAAGAATAATAATTTATGCGTCTAACGCATATTTCTATTATTAGTATACCCATTTTGAGAACTAATGTCAAGCCATATATTGGTTGCATTAACAAACATTGTGTGAATATAAATGTAAAATTTTTATTAACGAACAAATTTAGTGTTGACATACGCAAATGAATAGTGTAAAATAAATCACTATGCAAAATGATTAATAACAGTTTTATCCCACCCTTACTGTTAAAGGGCAAAACTAAATAAATGAGGGATAATTCATTTTTTGAAACGCTATAGGTGTTACCTATAGTTGGAATACACCTTTATCTTGCCACAAGATAGTTACCGTCTACTCTCTGAACCTAGTCCGTATCTCCCGATAGGGGTTGGCTGCTGACCTGACATTTTTAACAACACTTAGCACCTATTATAATAGTATAATAGGCTTTTATCTCAGCATATGTCATCTTTGCTATTGTTTCCGAGTTTCCTCACTCTTATAGTGCCATTGCTATAAGTAGTTGCAAAGCTTTAGCCGTTCCCAGCAATTTGGCAACCTTATTTTAAAACGTGTGTGACCTATGCACATATAGTTTGTGGCTGTGCATAAGTTGGCATCTTTAATAATTGTTTACCTACGTTTTTGAATGATAATCCTGCCATAACGGTAGGAATAAATGTTTCTAAAACACCGAATTTACTAATGAGATTATCAAGAACATCAATAATTTGTGTTCCACTGGTGATACCAAATTTAACTAAATCACCATTAATCAGAGTAGCTGACAAATTTTCAATACTTGTCTGAAAACCTTGCACTCTTCCTTGAATGGAATCAAGGTATTTTTCATACTCTGACATAGCAGACCCAGCAGAGCCTATTGAGTCATTAACAATTTTATCCGCTTGACTCATATTCGTAAGCAATGCAGTAATTGTATTGCCTCTTTGCTTCAATTATATTAAAGTAAGTCGCAAATTTACTTATATGTTATATTATTTCAAATTAATATGTTTTTTCAAACATTCATATATTTTACTTTTCGTATTTTCTGTGTAGGGTATTTCAACAAGTTCTATATTATTCTCAGTACAATATTGTCTTTTTATGTTATCATTATACTGCTGTTTATTGAAAGAATCAACTCCCCCAAAATAGTCAACTGCCATATAATGCTGTCTACCTTGATATTCAATACAAATATTCTTATCAGGCAAATAAAAATCAAATGGCAATGGTCGAATATTTTTACAATCTTGAAATTTGTATTGTTCTTCAAATGTTTGATTGTTTTCTAATAGGATTTCACGAATATTTCTTTCTCCCAAATAGTATTTTTCACAATTCGGACATCTATGTACTGTTGATAACAAACCTTCCCATTGGAATCCACATTTTTTACACTTAAATTTAATTGTTTTATGGGAGTCACTATACTCACCATTTAACTCTATGTTGGGATTTTTGTTGTGCAAACGATTATTAATTTCATCAAGAGACAATTTTAAAGCCTGAGATATTTTTTCTAATCCACAATAATAACAAGCAGAGCCTTTTATTAAATCGCCTATTCGTTTATGTAAACAATTATCATGTATTTTACAGCGACAATCAACATAATCATTGATATTAGAAAAATCAGATGACAATAATTCAATATTTGGTGAGCCTTGCTTAATCATTTCAAGAAGTGTTTCTTTGGGCAAATTTTTATGCGAACAATACTGACAACTTTTATTTCTGTACAAATTACCTCTTGCAATGATCTGTTCTCCATAATCTTTATGCTTGTTACAGATAAATTTTACATAGACTAAAGCATGATTGTTCTTGTTTATTCTAATCGTGTCAATATATGTAAAATCCAGTTCTTCACAACGCTTTTTATCTTTTGAGGCACATAGGGACAAATCTATTCTTCTAGCCAAATGGCATTTTTCTCTACCACAATAATAGCAACCCTTTCCCTCTAATAAATGACCTAATGTTGTTAATTGAACACCTTTTTCTTCATGTTTTTTGCAAATGTATTTTATTTTTGAAGCGGCATTATGAAAATCTGTTTCGTCAGAAATTAAAATATAATCTTTTTTGTTCATAATACTTTTTACATCTTCAAATGAATACTTTTTGTTTCCAATCTTTTTTAAATGCAATGACTTTCTTTTGCTTTCAATAGATGTTTTACTATGACGTGGAATTAACCTTGTCATTTCTTCGTCTGATAATTCTTGATAATTAGCCTTCAACATTTTTATTTCATCATCATTCCAATTATTATGTATTATGTTCACCTCCTATTTGTATTTTTTATAATATAACATATCCTATGCTTTCACATAGAGCTTAGACTATTTCTTAATCACGTCATTTATGACAGCAATTATACCTTTTCCATTTAAGGGTTATTCTCCCACTCCATTTGCGATTGAGCCGTACTTCTTTTGTTGCAACTATTCAGGATTTCCACCTTTATTTTATTGTTGCAACCCCATATGGGGAATAGTCGTTGAACTTTTACCCTCGACTTAAACTGTCCTATGGTCTAGGATAACGTTAGGGTACTTAGCTGCATGAACAGAGATTGTTACTGTACTTAGGCTTTTGACCTTATACAATCCTTACATTATTTCTGCTTTCGCACCGTCATAATGTAATTTCTTCATTATTGTGGTGTAAGGCTTTACTCATTACCTGCAATTAAATATATTCTTTATGCACATTTCTGTACATTCAGGTAAACTCTACCTGCAATTTTCTCTATGACAGCGGCTTTTGATGTATCAGTAAGGTCGTTCCAAACATTGGCGATACCTTTCATAATTTCATAGGTACTCTTAAAGTTCTGAGAGTCCTTCATTATGTCAAAGCCACCTGTGCCATTTACATTAGTAAGAGCTTTAATATCTTCCCTCAGTTTTGAGGTTGATACTGCCATGCCCTCTGTTGACTCGCCTGCATCTTCTAGTTCTGTTTTCGCTCCACGAAGTCGCATTGATAGAACCTTCAAACTATTTCCCGCTTCGGCTGCGTCTCCAGTTATTTCTGTAATGGCTGTACCCATTGCTATTGCCTGGTCTAGTGTATTTCCTGCTACGCTCAGTGAAGATACTGACCTTGACAACATATCACCGATGTCACTCGCTGAAACAGCATACTTGTTTGATATTGCGTTAAACTTATCGACAATATTGATAGACTCATCAACTGTCATGTTATAGCTTTTCATAACTGTTGTTAGGTCTTGTACTGCTGTTGCATTATCTACTTCACCAACAACTGAATAAATACCTGAGTTTGTGGCAAGTGTTTCGGCTTCATCTAAGCTATAACCACGTTTACCCCATTCTGCGGTTTGAGAAATAAGATCAGATAAATCAATCTTTAAATCTTTAGCCTTTTGACCTATATTATCAAAGAACTCGGTATATTGCTGATTTGTGTTATCAGTAACCTTACGCAAGTCTGTCATAGCTGTATCAATATCTACAACATTATTATAGAACTTAACAGCTTCTCTGGATATACCTGAAATCACAGTAGTCAAACTCATCCAGCTTGTGAACTTTAAAGCGTCCTCTTTAATCTTATCGAAAAAGCTTAAACCGTTCACACCTGCTGCCTGTGCCTCAGAACTCATTGTCCTAAAACTACGATTGATTTTATCAACATTGACTTTCAAATCGCTCGCAGTTAGATCGCTAGCATTAAGCAACTTTTTGAGTGAGGCTATCATATTATCAGTTTCAACCTGATATGTACCGCCATTAAAAGTATTCTTGCCCATGGCTTTAGTATTAGCCTGTTGCCATGTCTGAATTGTGTATATTAACTTTTTAATGTTCTGCCTTGTAGCTTCTATATTCTGTTGTGATTTATTGCTAGAAAAACTAGCTTTATAAGCTACATCTGCCCTCTTTAACTCATTTGTTAGTTCATTGAGTTTAATACGATATTCGTCTAATGCTTTAGGATCGCCACCTACATTAGACAAACTTGTTTTTAACTCATTAAACTTTTCTTGAAACTCTCCATTAAAAATAGGCGACTCTTTCCATTTTGTTTCTAAGGTGGTGAGATTTTGCGTAAGTCTAGCTACATTATTTTCTGTTTTAGTAGATGTAGCTGACGATTTATCAGCAGAACGAGAATTGGCTAATCTAAGTTCTTCCCTACCAATGTTTATTAACTCATTCTTTTGTCTTTCAAGTTCTTCTGTAATCAGTTTCTTCTTTTTAAGCTGCTTCTCGTCATAAGAAACTCTACTCTCAAGATTTTTAATCTGCCTTTTTAACTCAACATTTTCTTGCTCGCCAGCATTGACCTGTTGCTTTTTAAGCTTATTAATCTGTTTGATTTCACCAAACATCTTATTATAATAATGAGCTTGCTGTCGTGCCTCAGAATTATCAGATTTTTCAAGTAACTGTAAACTCTTTATTTCTGTTTCTGCTTTTTTAACCGAAACAACTAACTCACGATATTCTTCAGACCATTTTTCGTTTCGCCCAAATTGACTTTCGGTTTCATTGACCTTATTTAATTGGGAATTTAAGTTACTAATTAATTCGGAAACCTCTGACGGTTGTTGTTTAAGTTTTGAAAAACTATTTGATATTTCCTGTATTGTTGCAGGCATTTTAGCCAAAGTGTTTTCGGCATTTGTAGTTTCGTTAAAAGAACTTGTAAGAGATTTTAAATTTTGCCTGATATTGCTTGCAGTAGTTTTTAACGAATTGAATAGTTTATCAACCTCTGCAATAGAACCACCCTTGCCAAGATTGTCAATAGCAACATTAACGGCATTAATTTCATTTCCTATGCCCGATTCAATACCTTTATTCGCTGACTTAAATGCCGAAAGTTTAGCAGTATAATCCGACTTAGCCTTATCAATATCCGCAATCAGCTTTAATATACCTTTTTCAGAACTACTACCCGATAGATAGTCAAATGACCCATTTGTTTCGTTCAGAGCATATTTCAGTTTTTCAACTTGACCTGTCAAGCTTGTAACTTCTGCCGTAATTTGAGTAACTTCACCCGAACTATCTTTAGTCCATGAAAATGTCGGATTGCCAAACTGACTCAAAATCTTTCTTGCATTTTCAATAGTTTTAACAATATCTATTTGTCCGTCTTTATTAAAACCTGCCTTAAAAGTTTCTGCAAGAGTTGTGTCAATATTCTGTATCTCATGCTTTATATTTTTAACAGAGCTAGTTACCTGTTTTTCAGCAGCCTTTATACTACTCTGAATAGAAGTTACATTTAAACCACCAATATCTATTTTTAGATTTTTGCTGATTGTAGCAAGTTGAGATTGAATTTTCTTTTGTGTTTTATTCAAGTCCAACTCACCAATGATTTTAGCATGAGCCTTATTATCATTTGCAAGTACATTATTTAATTTAGGTATATCGTCCTTAACTTTACTTGTGTCAAGTTCCACAGGAACTCGTATTTTTAAATCATCTGCCATTTCACTTCACCTCTATTCCTTGTCTTTTAAGTCCTTGTCTTAAAGCCATAACGTGATATTTGTTATACCTTAAATCCTCTTTTGTGTTATACATAAACGGTCTAGCAACACCATAATACGTCCAATCTCCAAAATCGTACCCCCAACCAGTTTCAATGATAGGTGCTAATTCTTGACCTGCGTTGTCTGACTTAACCATTTTGCTCTGAACGAAAATATATGGATTAGCCATTGTATTATTCTCTACAACTAAAGTGTCACCTTCAATAGAAGAATTAATATTGTTAATATCCATTAAGCCACCATTATCATATCGTCTTACATATTCATGTGGTACATAACTATCGTAAACATCTCTTTCAATATGATCTAGCATAACAGTGGTAACAACCTCGGCAACATCTGTAAGCAGAGCGTAATCAATTCTTGTTCTTAGTTCTCGCTCTAGTTCTTTAAGGTTTTTTACAACCATTTATTCCTCACCACGCAACCACTTTACAACAAGCTTTAAATCCTCGTCAGCTTGCTCCTGAGAAACTTTACTATGTGTTTCTATCATAACTTTATCACCATTTCTTAAACCAAGGCTACAAAGACCTATAATTGATTTACCATTGACCGTTCTATCTGTTGTCAGATTAATCACAGAGGGTCGTGCCTGTGTAAAATACACAAACCTATGAATATTCCTAGCATTAGGAACTATCCCAAGTGCTATTTCCTGTTCTGCAAAGAACATATTAGTCACCGTCCTTGTTGTTTGAAATTACAATTTTATTTGCCATGTCATTACTATCTTTAAGTGTTTTTAACACTTCATTTAAGCTTTCAGTGTCAATATCTTTCGTAGTAACACTAATCTGTTCTATCATTTCTTTTGCCTTGCTTGCAAGCTCCGTTATAGCTATGTTTGCCATGCTCATAACCTTTTCAGCCGCCTTGTATCTAACATTCATGTCAATACCGCTGTCAATAGCTGCATTAATCATGCTATACTGTGCGTCATCAATCGACTCCCAATCAATATTATTACATTCCCTATCCAGCTCTCCACTATCATAAATCTCTGCAATATCATCTGATGAAAATTTATGTTCTCCGTAAAGAGTGACAACGTAATATTTACGCAAAATTTCTTCATATCCTGCTCCGTACTCAACTGTACCCTTGACTACATTATTTATAAATGCCTGCATTTCCGCAAAACTAAGCTTATTTTTCATTCAATTTTCCTCCGTTTTCTTGCGTTTCTTTTCTGCGTTTCTCAGTTTCTTACACTCATCATAATCAATCCACCCACCAAACTTTTTAGCATAAGTAATCCACTTATATGTAATGTCTGGATAGCAATACCAAAACAATTTACGTTTAAGTATTGCCACTGAGTCTGGCATACCTTTTGTATCTATAACTTCAGTGACACCATTTTTATAAGTAACCACGAAATCAGCGACATATTTAATTGGCAACACAGTTTTGCCATCGTGAACGAACTTCGGTTGCAGTTCATATGGTTTCTGTAACTCATACGAAATCACTTCACCGCTTTCCACTAAAGGACAAAGTACGTCACGATAATATTTCATTTCTAACACTGAGTCAAAAATAATGCCATTATAACTACGTTTTGATTTGTCTTTATCTACATTAAACTTGCTTCTATCTGCCATTTCTACCTCTTTATAAAAAAAATAAAGGCGGTCAATATTTATCATAATAACCGCCCTTTCTATTTTATTTAGTTTTTTTACTTGTTGTGCTATTTTTGAAATTTGTAATATCAGCCAAAACATTATAAACCGACTCTTTATAATCTTCCTTTTTTAATGTTTTAAAAGTAATACCAATATTAGCAAGTAGTTTTCTCGCTTCAGCTTTGGAGATAACATCGTGCATATATTCTTCTATGATTAAAAATAATTGATAACAAGATGGTGTGTCTACATATCTTCTCCAGCTATTTATTTTATCACATTTATTACACGCATAATATCCATTACCACAAATAACACACTCATGATTGTTTTCCATATTAATCCTCTGGAATAACAAATCTCAGAAGCTGACCCTCGTCACTACAATAGTCCTTCAGAGAGTCAATAGTAAATGGGAAGTCGCCCGTCTTGTCAAGTGGTATCTGAGTCTCAGGAGAAAGCTGTGCAGATGCCATGACAACCCAACCATGATATTCAATATTTTTATCACAAATATCTGTAAAGATTGATTCAAGCCAAAATTCACCTGATTTTGGCATATCATTCGTACTCTTTGTAATGTCAACTGCATTTTCAGACTCATATGTATAATATACCTGAATAGTCATTCCTTCCTTGATAGCAGTATCTGTCGGAAGTGTAATTTCTTTCTTAGCCGCATCAAGTGAAAATTCCTTTTCTGAATTTACCGCTGCATATTTGTAAGAAGCAACCTGTTCCTTCCTTTCATTGAGCAGATAAATGAATGATATTCCACCCACAGGAACTTTACTCAGAGTAATCTTTGTTATGTCGCTACCCACCTTAATCTTCTCTCTTTTAGGAATGAGAATTTTGTTAGTAGAACTTGCAACGTTCTTTTCTGTACCCCACTGAGCAGCAAGAAGTGACAGCGTAAGGAACGATGTATTACCTGTAATCTGAGCTGTATCAGCATCATAGTATTTTGCAATTACCGCACCTGTTGCATCTGTCTTATCCTGTGAAGTAGCATTGGTCTGAATGTTTACGTCTTTCAAATCTTCAAGAGTCCAAAACAACACTCCGTCAGTAGGCGAAAACATCTGACCTGAAATAGCTTGTTTAAAAAGCAATTTGTCTGGATTAAACATATTATTTCCTCCTTTATTTTCTATTGTTCCGTTACCATGTACGGAAACAATTTAATTCTTCTTTATTCTTAATGTCCTTATAATAAATAGTACCGCTATACAAACCTGTGGTAAGCTTCTGTGCTTGATTTATGATTTGATTTCTTAAAAGACAATCATAAAAAACATTAATAGGTAACGACCAAACCGTGTCCCAGTTGTATTTAAACCCTTCAATATTTGTTAATGTTGAAATATATGGCAACAAAATAGAGCGAAATTCTTTTTCTTGATACTCACCCCTAGCTAATTGTCTTTCAAGCTTGTCTAATTCATATTGTAATCTCCATTTTCGGGTGTGTTCATTTCCATCTTTAATATTATTATCAGCAATATTAAGCATTTTCCTGAAATATTCAGTAAGCAGTTCATAATCTGCTTTACCTATTTGAATATTGTTATAAACATCAAATAAAATAATATCACCGCTATTCGTGTCAATATAGCGTTTCATCTTACCAAAATCAATATTACGGATTATAAATGAAACATCAGTTAGCAAATGATTTTCGACAATATCACAAAACAAGTCAAAACTATCTACTGAGTTAAAATCAATACCCTTGCTCCAAAGATATAGCCTTCTATCATATGGAGTTGAAATTATGTCAGACACAATGACCCAAAACTGTTTTTCACCTAGTTTTGACTCGTCTGAAATCTCGTCCAAAGTTGGGTTGTGAATTTCAAACTTGCCTAACATAAATGTTTCTTTTTTATTACGATAAATCGAAAGTTCATCCATAACTAATTGCCCTCACACGGATTTATCGTAAGTTCTTCACCTTGGAATATTAAGGTACGCCTTTTATAAACAGGTGACAAGTTATCAGGTACGTCTGAAATAAGTTGTATTCTGTTACCACTCCAACCATCTGAGTTGTTAAATAACTGACCTAATAATTCAGACACATAATCCATTCTTGTTTTGGAAATGCCAGCTTTGTTAAGTCTCATTTTATCTTGGTGACAAATTATTTGGATTATCATTTGAGGATAACCCTTAAATGCCCCCCATATTACTTTCGGAACTGAAATTTCAATGTTAAGGTACAGTTCTACATCAGTTTGAGTGTAAGGTATGTATAAAAAGGGGTATATATTAGAATACACAATATTTTCTAATTCTTCCTCGTCCTTTTCAAATAAATCTAATATATTATCTTGTGACAATATCATAGAAATAGCTTTATTTTTCCATTCCGATATAACAGAATTTATTGGCATTTTACACACCTCCCACTATATTAATTAACAATTCAGACAAAACATCATCAACTATACAAACCAATTTAAAAGAGCTACCGATTAAAGCATTGTTGTTTAAACACTTTATCTTTACCTTATTTTCATTTACTATCATGGTAATAAAATCTTGTTGTTTATCAAGTAATTTCAAAGACCAAGTGACACTCTTATCTGTTTTTGCAGTAAATGTTTTAACTGTACCACCACAACGAATTTCTGCATTACCACTGTAAGATATTTCAACAGGTTTGGTTGCATTATTGGACTTAAAGTAATCACATAGCATAAGGTCAATTCTATCTGTCTGCGGATTGTATTGACTCTCTGACAAAATAATGTGCATACATCTGCCATTTCCAAAAGAAAAGCTGACAGTATCAGGTCTAGTAATTCTGTAAGATGTAGGCTCTTTGTCATTATAATCAATGAAAAAACGCTTATCATGAGGAAAATATTTCGTTTCCTCGTCAAGCGAAATGTACATCATTAACTGATCGTAACCAATGGTAATTACTTTTGTCTCATTTGTGCCTGAGTTGTATTGTGATGCATTTTGAATATTACACGGCTTATAGTGAACTATGCCGTTTTCGTCTTGCCACTTAATAACGTAATTACACAAGTACAAAATAGATTTTTCATACAACTTGTTATTTGTAGGCTCGGTCAATATTAGCCAAATCTTATTATCGTATTTAATGTACTTATAGTCCGATATTGTACTAATATAAGTCAAAACCTGTCTTTGCCAAGCTTGTGTTGGCGTGTCAGGTATTTCATTCTGAATTATGCCCTTTGTAGCAAATTCATTTTCAAAATTCTCACCGTTGAACACTCCACTGCACAGAATAATATCATCTTCAATAACACTATCCTCTAAAACGTCATTAAAAGACATTTCACTATCAAACAACAAATCTGGTTTTTCAGAACCTTCCGTATAATACGGTTGCTGAATTATGTACCATTCTTTACTCATTCAACCACCTCAATTATACGCAGTGTCTTTAAGTTGCTCATAAAGGTCAACTATTTTAAAGTTCACCCAATCAATCTCAACTTTAGCTTGTCTTTTGTCACCCTCTGAGTTGTTTATTGATAAATCCTTAGAAACTATGTTACTACGTTTGACAATTTTGCTATATTGTCTTTCACAATAAAATCTCTTTATTGTATAGCCCAATATATTAACAACTATCTGATTCAAAACAATATCGTTTCCGTCAATATCAGTAAACATTCTTTTCTCATTATTAAAGTAAAGCTGACTAATTTGAGTTGAAAACTCGCCACAAGCCATTTTAAACCACTGAAAAACAAGGTCGTCACTTAACGCAACCCTTTCAAGAAATGTGGACTCAAAAACAGCGACCACATCTTCATAGGTAGTAGCCATTTTAACCACACCCTTTCTAAAACTTATAGCCTGAAATATTTTCTATTTCGTTACGCTTATAAACTGCCACATTGTCAATTCCAACTTCTTTGGCAAGTGGAATAATCATTTTCTTATCACCTTCAGTAACTACAAGTCTTGAGAGTTCAGCCATAAAATCAGCCTTATTGCTAATGCCAAGTAGTGCCTTTACGCTGTCAATATCAAGAATAACAGGATCATTATTATCACTCTCGTCAAGTGAAAAAACGTATCTTCTTATATCCTCGTCAAGAATTTTCAGATAAGCGTTATTGCCAAAGCCGTCAGTACCACAAAACATTCCATTGCCTTCCTGTATCTGAGCCATAACCTCTCCAACATTAAGCTGTGCAAATTTCTTTGCATTTGGTGGAATAGTAATATCTCTTTGTGTTTCCACAGCCCTAAAACCCAATTCCCAATTACGAGTGTTTTCCAAAAATACTCTATCGGTAAGCTGAATTTCCCTTTTAGACTTTACTTCTGTAATATCGTTATTCATTGTGGCAGTAGTTGTATTTTTTCTTACATTTGCCAAATTTTCAATCTTCCTTTCAAATATAATAATAATGTGGCAAGAGTTTATACCCTCGCCACATCAATAATTATTATGTAATTAACCCTGCTTTGTAAGCAGACCAATTTCAAATTCTCTGCCCTTTACAACGTCAGCACCAAGCTCCATATCGAAACGTGTCTTTACTGTACCTGTCTCAACATCATTGCCTGTCATAGTTGTAATACCACCACGTCTGAAGATATTTACTGGAGAATTTGCTCCCTGTGCAATAAACCACAAATCATTAGGATTGTAGTATGTGTCAAAACCTGACTTGTCAGCAAGTGGCTTTGTGAAGTTATATGGGTTCTCAAGTTCAATAAGAGCTGAACCCTTATAGAAGCCATTCAGACCTGTTCTAGCAATCTCATCTACCTGTGTAGCATTGAAGAATGGGATTGGTGTAGAACCAACTGTCTTATAGCCGTTCCAATCGCAGATACCAGAAATAAGTGAGAAGTCACCTGCAATACCAACCTTGCCAAGCTTTCTAACCTTATTTACCATACCATCAACCTGTGTCTGAGTTGGAGCAGAGTCATACTCGCCATAGAACTTTACATATTCAGTGTTATTCTTCAGTGCAGACTTAATGACGTCAAACACATAAGCGACACCCTTATTGTTCATGTCGGTCTGTACCTGTGCCATTTCCTCTGCTACAGTACCAGCAAAATTACCAGAAGCAAGCTCACGATAATCAATAGCCATACCAGAAGATATTGTCTGAGTTACGATTGGGTACTCTACCCACTTTCTACCTGCAAAACCGACATCAGAACCAGAAGCCTGAAGTCTGGCATCAAGACCCTCATAAGAATAAGTCTTAACTCTTGGCTGCTCATCATAGCCAATCTCACGATAGTTACCAAGGAAATTAAATACCTTTGTTGCCTCGAGAAGCCTTGGCTGTATAATATACTTTACAATAGTATTAATCTCTGCAACTGCTCTGCTATCGCCTGCAAGTGCCTGTTCACCAAGCTTTGAAATTCTTGAACGTACTGCGTCTACCTTCTGACCGTACTTTGATGTATCTTTGCCTGCAAAAAGAGCAGAACAAATCTCAACTACTTCGTTGAAAGCCTTTGCGTTCTTGACAGCAACCTCAGACTTATTCAGATTATTAAGTTCAAAAGAAGTATTAATCATTATTAAAACACCGTCCTTTATTTTACATTCATTAATTAAGCGTGTACAACGACTCTAAGTCCGTTACCGCCAAAACTTGTCTTTTCCACAATTTCAAGATACTCTGCATAATCAGAAACATCAGCACTCTTAGCCCACTTGCCATCAGTACCAACTACAAGCTTGTCACCTACTGCGAGTGTATTGTAAGCTGTTGTTACAACTGCATCGTCCATATCAAAAAGATGTCCTGCAAGAGAAGCAAGAGTAAAAATGCGTGGAAACTCACCAACCTCAATTCTATAATCATTTGGAGTGAGTGTCTCAGGCTTATCAATTCTGTTCATTACAACTGCAAGACCAGCCTGCTTTGCTGTTGTTGCGGTTGGCAGAGCAACAGCCTTTGTTTTAAGATCATATGTAACAGCCATGCCGTTCTCAAGAACAGCAGGTGTCTTGAGATAGCCAAAATTCTGTGCTACCTTGAAATCACCAATATTTGCAAATTTAATCATTTAAAATTCCTCCAATCGTATTTTTTTATACAAACAGGTTGTCAATATCGAGTTTGTCATTCTTATCGTCATCGTTGTCGGTATCTACGCAACCAAATATGTCAGCGGCAAAATTGTTCTGAGAATTAATCTCAACAGCCATTGCCTTTTCCTTCTTCTTTGTCTCAGCACCAATGCAAGCATTGATTTCTGTAACAATATCGTTTACCTCGATACCACAACCCATAGGATCTGCGTTAAACTTGTCAAGCTTATCCTTTGCCATGTTCTTTTCATCGTCTGAAAAATCTCCAAGAGCTGAATTGAGTTCTGCAATCTTTGCAGACTTTTTAAGTTCATTCAATTCTGCTTTCATTGTTTCAACGAGTCCGTTAAGCTCATTAATCTTCTCGTCTTTCTGACAAGCATTTGTTTCGGCTGTTGCCTTTTCATCTGTAAGAGTTGCTATCTCGGCATCTTTTGTAGAAATAATCTCATTCATTTCAGCAATCTTACTCTCGTAATCTGCATTTTTAGTATTGAGTTCAGTAATCTTATTCTCAACAGCAGAAATAATCTGATTAAGTGTCTTTTCGTCCACTTTCTCGTCCTCCTTTATCTTTTGATTTAGTTCTATCAGTATTGCACTATCGTCACTAGGCTCGACAGTTAAAATACAATATCCACTATAGTCATAAACTTTTGGTACTCTACCTTTTTCGACAGGCTCTCCGTCATACACTATTTTGTTTTTGCCCTTACCAACAAATTCAACAGAACCATATATTGTATCACCATCATTAATTTTGTTTTCAAGCCATTCAACAAAATGTGGATAACGTTGCTGATTAATATAACCCTCGGCAATAAGAACTTTATGTTTCTCACCATCAATCTGAATATCTTCAATAGACCAACCATCAGCAGAACCTACTTGAACAGAATTTTCAAATAATGGCATATTGCCGTCTTGACCTGTCATTCCATGATCGTATGGAATATCTTTTTCACTATCCAAAAATGTTGCACAAATAGGCATACCAATAATACTATCTGCGTTATCTCTAACATATTGTTCATTGTAACTAATACCATTTTTGTTATAGTGATTACGGTCTTGATGAATTTCGTGCAGTACCAACTTTACACGTCTGCGACCGTCCGACCTCTTTGCTTCGCTTATTTCACAATGAAACACTAACTTTCACCTCTTTTCTGACATAAAATAAACCTAGTCACTAAACGCAACTTAGGTTTTAGTTTGTTGTTGAAGGTTTTGGTTGAGCGTTTCCATTTAGATTTTCGCTCATTATGCTATTTTCGTTTGTCTTCTCAGCTACCTTACTTCTGCCACCATTTGAGTGGTCTGCATCACTTGGGTCACTATCTTTGCTACTCATGGTATAACTCGTCTTATGCGTTGGATATTTATTTTCCCAATCATTATCCAGTTCATAATCCATAAGCGACAAGTATACATCACTATCCCAACCAGTGCTTGCAATCCAAGCTGTTAAAGACCCCTTACCTCTAGCATAAAGGTCGGTCATATATTTAACCTGCTTATCTCTATTTACAAAAGTAACAGGTAAAATAGCACACTCCATATAAAGCTTTTTGTCCTTAATAATATTGGCGTTAATACATTTATTCAATTCCATAATAAACATATTTATCCAATCATATACGTTCCCTGCAACCAACTCCAAATTAAGTGTTGCAACAGCATAGTTTCCTGTACTATTACCGTCAAGGACACTACTAGCGATACCCAAATCGGCAGGCACTTTTGACTTATTGGCATTTTCGTTCTTTTCATCAAAAATAGAAGTGTCAACTTTTATGTCATTTAATTTTGTACCTGCGGCAAGCGAGAAAAATGACTTGCCATATTTATTTTGTCTTGTAGTAATAGCATCTTTAACTACCTTATGTTGGTTTCTCTGCTGACTTTCTGTCAAAGTGCAACGTCCGTCTTTTGCTTCAGGAAATGTTTGATAAATAATTTGATTGTTCAACTGATCTAATACATTCCGCTTTGTAGAAGTGAAATAATCTGCGTACAATACATCGTCCAACGCACAAATCATTAGTGGAACACCATAAGGATTAATAGCCTTACAGTTAATTTTTGTCACCATTGTATTATCATTATTTAAAACTTTCCATGGCTTAATATTATTGTGAGTTGAATATTTACTATACGCTTCTCGAATTTCTCTTGGAAAAGCCTGTAGTTTTCTTCTTTTGTCATCTTCTACCATACCGTCAAAATATCTTAAATCAAAAGCAACAATAGGTGAACCATTCTTTCTGCCAACTATACGGCAATAGTCAACAGGCAGATTAATAACGGCACATTTAACTCCCAGTTCATTGATCTCTACAATATTTAAAGTATCAATATCATCAAGATACTTGTCAGCGAATACGGACTTTGTAATTTCAAAGTATTTAAAGTCCATTCCCTCAATCATATCGTTAAACAAATTATCTCGAATAACTTCCTTATATCTTATTGTGTCAAGAGTTTGTTGCATTAGCTGTCTTGCGTTTTCAAATTTCTTCTTGCGTTTGGTTTTTGACTTTGAATAAACCACCTTATCCAAGGTGAACATGGTTTTAAGATAGTTGATAGAAGTCATAACAGAGCCATTCTCATAATACGCCCACCGACAAATTTTGCGAATATTTTTTATATGTATTTGCGGATTATGAGCAAATTTCTTAATATCCTCAATATCGATAGGTAAATCTTCAATACAATCTTCCCAAACAGATGTCATTTCATAAAAAGCATTTGACTCATAGGAACGCTCTTGCGTATTTGACATGGAGTTAGTTTCTGAAACACTTTCTGTTTTATCCTGATTGTTTTCAATAACATTTTCAGTATTCTCTACAATATTCTCAGGCATAGCCTCACCTCACTTTCATTTGTGTTTACATTAGTTGAACAAACAACAATAATCGTATTCATCATTATTTATGTCTTGAGCATATTTATTAACGTACCACAACACATAGATCAATGCCGAAACTCTATCCTTATTTACTTTTTTTACAACTTGTTCAATAGTAATGTTGCCGTTATTAAGATGTTTCATCTTTAAATTCGCAGCTTCTTCAATAAAAGCATCTGTCTCAATAAAAGGTCTAACTTTCTCGTCAAAACTATCCCATTCATTATCGGTAAAATCATTATCTTGTCTTTTTTCCAGCAATCTAAGTTTGCCACTATCCACCATATCTATAAAAGTGCTTACAATTTCATTTTGCCAAGTCTGAGCTTTCATATTGTAAAGTATTTGTGGTGAGTTAGGAACTTCTGGAACATTATCGTCATTAATAGTGTCCCAACAGCCCAAGTCCTTACCTGTAGAATTGTCAATCGTGTCTTTTAAAAGTTCATCAGCCAATCCAACACCAAGTCCATTAGCATCTAACACAACTACTTTAGCCATATAAAGTTTTTGAACTTTTTTGATAATAGCAGCTTGGGCATTAAAATTAAGTACGTTAGGAATATTAATGATATTCACCACATCAATGTAAATAATTCTCCCTTTATCCTTACTTCTAATTACACGCACTACAGCAATAGAAGATTGGTTATTAGAAGTTTTTTGGCTTCTTGCCACGTCAACACCCATATAATATTCTTGTTCTGGATCTGGATTTTGTAAAACCGCTTCCGTTAGAGTACGGCAATTCATTAGTTTATTAATATTAACCAACGCACCGTCAGCACAGCCGACCCATTCTTGTTCATAGTTCTGGGCGAAGGCTACAACAGAAGAATTTTTCTTCTTTGAAAGTATTTTGCTTTTATTACTTCCCCTACCATACCAACACGGAAGTTGCCAGTTGCTTCCCAAAACTATTTTTCCCTTTAGATTTTCCATATCATCTAACATTGAAATACTACGCTGATATTCGTCTGAACCCCTAAATCCTGCCGTTGTAAAAAAATGAATTTGCTGATTAAGTTCCATTGGGTCTACTATCGCAAGTCTGCCAACCGTAAGTCTTGGAACTTCAACTACAGGCTCAAGGGCATCTTGAAACAGTGCATTATTCAGCAATGCGGATTCCTCTATTTTTAACCTTCTACGTCTTTGACCCTTTGTGCTTTGAGCATTTGCAATAGCATCTATAGTCGCATCATTTTTAAATTCAATATAAGCATTTCCCTTTGAAAATCTAGCTTCTCTTATTTCGTCCTTTAAAAGTGGATATAATTTTGCAATTTCATTCCACTTTGATTTCAATAAATCTGCCGCATTTTCTTTAGTCTGCGCAGAAAGAGCCAATTCAATATTTGGGAACAGCATTGCTACTACGACCATAGCAAGTACCTCGTCAAATGTCTTACCATATCCACGGCTAAACGTTCCATACATACTCATAAATCTAACGTCACAACGCAAAAATATACGTTGATCTAAATGTAGATTTAATCCACCTGTTTCAGGTTTCATTAAGTCAAGTAATAAATCAGGATACCACTTAGCCCAACTTATAAAAGTGTAATAATTATGTAGATTTTTGCCAAATACACTATCACTATTTTTTTCAAAATCTTTTATTCTTTGCCAGTTCATTACTTGTCACCATTCTCATAATCTTTTGGCAGTTTTATAAACGTTTCAACAGAACTCCTATTTTTTTCCGATGTATCATCAGTAAAAATACCATAGGGATCTCCATACTGAGAAATGTACTCATTCTTCATGTCGTCATAAAATTGGTATACTTCCTTATACTCACACTTAGGTAATCCTTTTAATTTTCTAGCATAGTTAATATAGCACCATATTATAAAATCAGGAGCATCGTTAGGTTGGTACTTAAACTTAGGTAATATTTCAACAATATCAACCGCCTGTTCACAAGCTTTTGATATTTCCGAAATGCAAGTTACTCCACCTTGCAAATCAGCTTGTGTTAATTGTTTTGGAGTCAACTTTGCTTTATCAGCAGCATCTTGGGCAGCTCTATTCCATTTGTCAGCACTTCCAACATCTCCTGCTGCTGTAGCTTCTTCCTCTTTCACCTTGAAACGAACATAAGTTGCTAAAGCTTCCTCGTGTAAGTTTGTTTGAATTGAGTAGTTTTCTTTTAATTTATCAAACTTTTTCTTCATTTTTCGGTACTGTGATTTTGTGTACCCCTCGCCAAATAAGTCAGTAATATCGTTTGTAACAACGAAATCATCAACCATATTTACATATACTTCTTCGTTTCGAGGAAGTATATTGCGTTTTTCCGTTGTAGTTACTGCCTCAGTAATAGACTTGCCCTGATTAAACAAGTTCATAGAGTCTAAAAAAGATAGTTTCGTATACTGTGGCAATGTTGACACATTTTTAAAATAACAGCCTATAATATCGGTTCTACCCTTGCCCAATTCTAATGATCTTCTTACTTCACTCATAGCAGAGTCAAGAGCTTCTGGTATATATGGTTTATCCATTAACATTAGTTTCTTTTGGAATGCTTCTATATTTAAGCTTCCATCAGAATTATAAGAACCTTTTTTAACACAAGACTTACATATATTTACCGTTTTGCCATCAGTAGAAATATTACTATTTCTAGTAGTATAAAATTGTGACAGTGGCTTTTCCTTGCCACATTCTGTACATATTTTTGTACTTACAGGGGTTTTTACTTTTTTCCTTGGCATAATCAAGCCACCTCCTTCTTATTTGTTTGATTTTCAAGCCAATATAAAAGCACCCCAATTTTCAATCAGAGTGCTTAATTTGGTATCTATTTAATCACTATTCTTTAACAACCTTGTTCTCAAATTTCTTGTAGGCATCAAGATACCACTCTTTTTTATCGCCATTATATGTTAATTCATAATACATACCATCAAAAAGAGTGCTTGAAAGCAAGTATTTCCAGTTCTGCAATGCCTTGCATTTCCATACTGTATAAACTTCAAAATCAGGCTTTATATCTGATTTATCAAGATGTTCTCCAATGTAATCTTTTACAATTTCTATTGCTTTTTCGTCCATAATTATTTTCCTCTCTATATTTGTGTAATAAAAGCACCCTTTTATAGCCCTATAAGTACTTAATCGCTCAAAAATCAAATTTATCCTTATTCTGGCTAATTTTCTTTTTATCAACCCTAATATAAAATTTTCTTGTCACGTCAGTTCCACTATGGTTGAGCAATGCCGAAACATCTTCTAGTGACATACCTGCGTTTTTATATAGCGTAGCTCCCGAATGACGAAAATCATGAGCGTGTAACGTTGGAACATTAATCATTTCACCAATAATATGACACCAAGAATTTAATGTGCCATTAGTTACCTTATCAAACTTTCCGTCTGTGTAAGAAACAAAAACATAGCCATTGTCAATAATATTATTTGTCTTGCGGTACTCAAGTAAACCTAACAGCAGTTCCTTAACTTCTTCCGAAAAATAAAGAGTTACAACATAGCCTTCTTTTTCAACTACATCATTGACAACCCTATTGTCAAAATCAATTTGTTCCCACTTAGTATTCGCAACCGCATTAACCCTAGCCATTGTAGACAATGAAAATAGAGCATAACACTGATATTGTAAAGCCCTATGTTTCTTATGATGTGTGTCAGCGTTTTCTACTAAGTTTTGCAAGGTAATTCTTAATTCCTGTACCTGTTCAACAGTTAAAAACGTCTGAGTAATAACATCTGTATCTTTCTTAGGTCTATCCATAAATTCCATTGGGTTTTCTGTAATTAACTTCTTCTTACGCAGAAATTTATAAAAAGCTGAAATTGAAGCCATACGCCTTTTCATACGTCTTGAATTATTACCCTCAGTTTTACAAAAATATAAAAATTCAGTTATATCATCTTCCGTTAAGTCAATAATACTTTGATTGCCCTGATTTTTGTATATGTATATCCACCAAGACTCTAAATCATTTTGATATCCTGCGATAGTCTTTTCGGAGAGTTCTCTAAGTGACATATCAATTTTATATTTGTTCCATAGTTTCATTGTTTCAGAATTGATTTTTGAAAGTATTTCATCATCATGTACTTGAATACGTTTGCTTTTCTTAGCCATTTAACCTCTCCTTTCTTCTCATCTCAAGCTTTCTTTAGAGTGCTGCTTTTAGCACTTATTCTTCAAATGGGATTTCTTTAGAGTATTGCCCTCACACTTAATCTTCTTTATTTCGCCCATAAGGGCTTGAATTTTGTTTTTGGAGTAATACAAAATTCTCAAAACCATAACTCCATAACTCGCTGTTTTTCTGTCTTTAATCGTCTTTTGGAAACAACAAACCTCACCGACCACCTTTTTACAAGTTAGCCCTCTTGTACATTTATACGGCATTAAAATACCCCTCACTGGGACACATTGTTAAGAGGTGCGTGAGGTTGAATTACTTTGTAATTAAAACTAAGGATAGTCAACAAAACTTTGTCAACTATCCGTGCAAAAATCTCGTCAGATTTTTCATTTAAAAGACTCAACGTGGTACGCATTTTTTAAGAGGCGTGTTGAGTTCTGTTTTGGCTGTCAGAGTGAGACTCGAACTCACAACCTCCGCATTAACAGTGCGTTGCTCTACCGATTGAGCTATCCGACAATATGCAGGATAACGCTTGCTATCCTGCAAAATATAATAAAAGGAGTTGTATTTAACTACAAATTATTCGTTAATTGTAAAACCAAAATAAAGCTTTGGAACATAATCTTCGTCAATAAAATCCTTGCCGACAAAATCTCGCTGAACGAAAACAATACTCTCATCACCAACAATTATTGGCTTATCGTCACGTCTTGCTCTTTCACAGAACAACTCGTTTTCAAAAGTTGAAACAACAAATTCGCCACCATATCCGTTCCACTCAGGCGGATCAAGAGAAATAGAATTAATTTTAGTCTTATCGTCAAATGATAAAAATTTCTTGATAATCTTACAAGCCAACTTGTAATCACATAAAACACTAAAGCCCTCATTTTCCAAATATACATCAATAATATCCTGCATAAAGGTATCAAAATCATTATAACTCTTTTTAATCATCATAGTATTCACCTACTTTACTTTTATATCATAGTTGGCAATCTTGCCAAATTCATTATCAAATATAAACAGGCTTGCACCTGTGTCAGAAGTCTTGCCTAAAGACATAGCATAGTCATCAGTACCTACCATGGAACGTATTGTAAGCACCTCTGAATGTTTTGCATTTTCCTTTGAGGTTTGGTGATGCACATGACCTGCCAAAACGTAATCAATATTTGTATTGTACGCTCTTGAAAAAGAACTTGTGCAGTTCTGTAAATCCTTTACCTCACCATGACAACCAAGCACGTTATAACCCTCAACATCGCTGAAACAAAAGCCTGTTTCATTCTCAATTATGTTTACATTTCGATTATATTTAAGTCTTTCCCTTATGAAAGCAATAATCACCTTTGCCATGTTTTCATCAGGAAAACTATTCTTAGGCTGTCCGAGAAGTCTAAGTTGTGAATGATTACTGTCCTTAACCATTTGAAAATTTACTTTCACATATTGCGAAAGATCATTGAGCCAATTGGCAAGAAATTCAGCATACTTTATTGCCGAATCTATGACACCATATCTAAGGTGCATAAGTTGAGAATTTAATCTGAGAAGTCCTGATATACTGTCACCAAGCTCCCAAACATTAATTTCTGCCAAGTCCTCTTTAGCAATGATGTCAACAACTTTTTCAAGCATATTCCACATTCTGCGTTCAAATATCTCTGGAGAATATTCGTTTATTACATTGCCAAATAGATCTTTTATGCAAAACTCTATACCAAAGTGACAATCAGTAAATGCCAATATCGCAGATTTGCTATTACTTTCTCCAGATAAATAATCAGGAACTATGATAGGTTCTATATCAGAAATTGCATTGACTATTTTTTCAGTTATCAATTCATCTCGTGCATTTTCTCTAAGCCACCTATTATTCTCCAACTTCTCTGTTTGAAGTTTGTATCGCTCTTTCTTTAATTCACGAATTTGGTCTTGAATTTCATTAAGGGTGTTTTCTGTGTCTGCAAAAGTTTTCTGATTTGCATTGAACATTTTCTCGAAGCATTGAAATTTCTTACGATAAGTTGACTCGCCAAAATCAGCGTTAAGCAAATTATTTAAAATATCCCTGACATCATTCCAAGTGCCTATTCTTGCTTTGTCTTTACAAATCCTAAATATAAGCTCGTCATCAGACTCGCCTTCAAATCTTTTGTATGTAGAAATTTTAAATTCCTCCCACTATGCAATTTCGTCTGTCTGATTTACAGACAGTTTTACTTCCTGACCGTTGAAATCTGACATAAGTTCCGCAAGGGCAATTTCACCCTCAATATCTTCAACGCTAAATGTTATTTTTCCGTTTTCTATGTTTACAATGCCCTGTACCGACAGAACGTTCTTTTTTGTTATTTTAGCCATTTATTTTAATCCTCCAATTCGTCAGCCCAAGTTGATACCCAACCTCTATGATTAGTATGCAACTCGCAAATCTGACAATGTTCTTTTCCTGAAAAATGATTTAGATATTTGTGAACTACCGACCGTCTAAAGCCAGTCGGCTTCTTGCTTCAACGTTCTCGTAACCTACTAACTCCACAAGCGTAAATTCCGATAGTTCCTATCGTACTGCTTTATTGTTTAGGCTGATTTAACCAACCTTAATCCTTCATTTAATATATTAATAGCAGCATTAATATCTCTGTCATGGTGTGTGTGACAATTAGGACAATCCCACTCTCTTACAGAAAGATTTTTTGTTCCCTTATTAACATATCCACAGACATTACAAGTCTGACTACTTGGGAAATAAGTATCAATCTTAATATACTGTCTACCGTTCCATTCAGCCTTGTACTGTAACTGCCTTGTTAGTTCATACCAACTACAATCAAAAATACTTTTTGCAAGTTTATGATTTTTAACCATATTACTAATTTTCAAATCTTCACTCACTATCAGTTGGTTTTCCTGTATTAGCTTGTGAGAAATTTTATGTAAATTATCAATACGGATATTTGTTATCTTCTCATGAAGTCTTGCAACTTTAATACGCTGTTTATTTCTGTTGCTACTACCTTTTGCCTTTTTAGCAAGTTTCCTTTGTTCTTTAGCAAGTTTCTTTTCATATTTGTAAAGAGTTTTAGAATTTTCAAATTTATCTCCGTCAGATGTAATAACTAAATCCTTAATGCCTAAATCAATACCGATCATAGCACCAGTAGGCTTCATTTGAAAATTTTCACAATCCACAAGGATAGAAACAAAATATTTATCACTTGGTGTTTGTGATATGGTGGCTGATTTGATAATACCAACAAATTCTCTATGAACCTTAGCTTTTACCCATTTAAGTTTTGGAAGTTTAATTCTATTGTTTTCAAAGTCAACTTCAATGTTATTATTAGTACTGTTTGTGGAATAAGCTTTCCGATTATCTTTCTTACTTTTGAATTTAGGATAACCAGAATGTTCTTTGAAGAATTTCTGATATGCACTATCCATATTAAATACTGCGTTGTTAAGAGCAAATTTGTCAATTTCTTTAAGCCATACATATTCTTTCTTCAGAACTTGTGTACAATATGTATTGCAATCAAATTTACTCATAGATTTCTTTTCTGTTTCATAAAGATTTTTTCTATAAGCAAGTGTCTGATTATAAACAAACCTACAACAACCAAATGTTTTCTGTATTTGTATTTCTTGTGTTTTATTTGGATATAATCTGTACTTAAATGATTTAAGCATCGCCTCACCGCCTTTCTATCACTATCATATCACGGTGATAGCACTTTGTCAACACTGCAATGTAAACAAGTTGTAAACTTCAGCTATCACCTTGACATCACTTTTTGTATGTGTTATAATTTAGAAAAGGAGATGATATTATGGCAGTATCTAAAGATAATGTAAGAACGACACTTACTATTCCTAAAGATTTAAAAAATCAATTAGAACAACTTGCAAAAGAACAGAATCGTAGTCTAAACAATTTAATTTTAACTTTAATTAAGAAATCTCTTAATGAAAAGTGATTTTATCACCAGCCTAACCCACCGTCTAAAGTCAATGGGATTATGGCTGGTTTTTATTTTCAATAAGATTATAAAACTCGTCTACCTCGTAATCAATGAAAAATGTTCTGTTTTCTCTTGATTTCCAATAGTTGTACTCTTCAGGCGTAGGGTACTTTCTCTTATCCAAACTATCCACAATGGAAATTGGAAGTTCTTCTGTTACTGTCATAAAAAATAAATTCCTTTTCTAAATAAGTTAGTGGGATATACCCACCCTTACAGACGTGCTGTAAGATATTTTTTAATCGGCTCTGTACTTGGCAAGCAGATTGACAACCGCAGATGTTTCCTCTGCGTATCTCTTACCACGATTAGAACCATTGTTTTTCAGACGGCACGTTTTGAAAATCTTAACGTTCTTAATGTTCTGACGAAGATAATCCGCCTCGTCCTTTGTGACGAAAATCATGTGTAAAATAACCACCTTTTCATTTTTAATTTTGTACACAATGCCTATTGAATATTGACTTTGTGCGTGATATAATATATTATGGATAAGTATGTTTATTATCTATATCCATAATAAGAAATAACACCATAAAATAAAAACACCTCGCAAACACCCAATAATAAAGGGTTTGCGAGGTGTTTGACTATTTTCTATTTAAAATTGACTACTTCACATTATATTTCTGGCTTTAGCCATTGATTTTCTTTGATATTCAAGTTGTTTGATATGTTGACATTTATCACATCTTTGCTTATTATTTGCTTTGCTATCAACCACAAACTCCTTACCGCAATCACAGCAGGTTAAGACCTTGGTTTTAATTTTTTGATAACCTTTGCAATTTTTACAGTACAACTGACTATTTGATCTCTTATAAAATAGCCTTCCACAATTTTCACAACGTGCGTATTTTTTACCTCTATACAGCATATATTCTTTGCCGAGTTCTCTCATGTCAGTAATTTTTAGCACTATTAGAGAACTATCATCAATAAACTTTACTTGAAGATTTGTATTTCCGACAGCCAATGCCGGCTGTAACATTCCTGCTTTAACTAACTTATGTATCATCATTTCTTTTTCATATCTAGTTTTATTCACACTAGATAGAGAAAACAGCATTTTGTGGCTAGTACAAATCCAATTATTATTTCTTGCACAAAGAATATTTCTATATTTAGCAAGGCACAATGCCGTAAAAGCTATTCTCTCAACTGGTGGGCTTTTAAACCTTGCTATATCTTCAAGTTCCTTTTGTGTTATGCCAATGTATTCAATATTAATTGGTGGGTTATTGCGTGTTCTGTCAACTTGTCTTTCAACGCTTTTCTCCCAATCAGAAGGTCTGTAATTTATACCTGTTGATTTGATAAAATCAGTTAGTGCAGTAATTATTTTAGATTTTTTATACTTCATAACATATCGGTAATATTTAGCCAACAAAAACAATGATTGTGACGGTTTTACACCTAAATCTTTACTTTCAATTATTTTTTCTGCCTCGGCAATTTCGTTTAAAAATATATCCATTTACACACCAACCTTTCTTACGGCTTTTCTATATTTTGTTCCACCATACTCAATATCTCCAGTCTCATCAGGTACATAATAAGTCATCTGCCAATCATTTAATCTTAAAAGATTCTCAACAATAGTGTCGCCACAAATATCCCACACAAATTTCTTAGATTTCTCTGTTTTATAGCATATATCAAGCAATATATCACACAACACAAATTCATCTGTGCAAATTTCAGAACATAACTTACGATAATTTTCTGTCATTATCATCTTGTCATTGTCAATTTGTTCTTTGTCGAAACGTTGTTTTTTAGACAATACCATGTATTGAGTTATATCCCTTGTATAATTCTCATACATTTTTTTTAATTTTGGATAGTCAGAGTATTTATCATTTTGTCTGCATTGCATAACTTTATAATCAAATCTAGCTGACGATTTAACTTCCGTGTTATAATTTTCAAAAGCCAACTCAACAGCCCTACAAATACGATTCATGGTACAATTATTAGCACTAACAGGCATTTTTTTGTAATACCAATCCAAATACTTTAGCTGATCTTCCGTTTTATCTTTAAGAACCTCTAATTCGGAAATCGTCATGCCAAATAAATTTATACATTGAGCATTATTATTTTCAATATAATTTTTATATTTTGACATTTCCTGCGGATATATGTAACACATAAAATATGGTTTCTTATCAGCAATGATTGTTTTGTTAAATTCCTTTGCGACTCTTTCCTCGTCACTATCATTATCATTGTAGCTTAATGCAAATCTGTTGTACCACGCCTCAGGCATAGGCTTGGATATAATACCTTTTGCCTTGTCTATCGTGTTCTGCTGGATAAGCTGACCGCACATAATACGATAATCTAGTATTTTGTATTCTTTGCTTTCTTTTGGGTATTTTACCTGAACATCGTACATTGCGGTTATCCTATTTGTGACCTTGCCAATTTCCTCACCAAAGCTGTTGTAATTAGCCTGCATTAAATTAGACTCGCAAATGATTTCTTTATTTGCTTTTTTTTGAACGCACATAATTGTTTTAGTAGGTCTTGTATTTCTCAACAATATTGGATTGTCTGTTGTTATAAGACAATCTCCGTCTTTGTCAAAGCCGTTCAACGCTGCTGCCATACTGTCATGACAGTTGACAATATTAACAGTTGCCATGTATTTATACCACTCTGACATCATTTTATTATCTGTGATGTTCATAACCCTAATATTATTATGACAGCTCATTGGCGCTCTGAAACAAACAACCCTATCAGACCCATAATCAGACCAATATTTTGAATACATTTCTCCAGCTTTAAGTAATCCATAATCATCATTCTCAACTTTTACTCCAAATATTTTTTGACACAAGGCAAATGGATCGCCTGAAATAACAGCATAATTGCCATGCACTTTAAGTACACCGATTTTAGCCTGTGTAATTTTTTTCTTAATCATATAGTTAATACGATTTATAACAAATGGGTCATTTGCCATACTTGGCTCTATCATAACCGACTTAGTAACATTATCAATCTCATTTAAGCTAAAATCTTCATCTGAGGTAGCCCCATTTAAAAACAATATAGTTTTGTCAATATCTCCGTGAATTACATCTTTTATTTCATTAACCGTAGGGGCTATCAATTCTTGAATTTCCCCATCTGTTAATTCATAGCTTTGCAGGAATTGATAATTCATATTACGTTCATTTTCAAGTTTCTCAGGACACACTTTTGTTACTCTAAAGCCATATCCGTTATTTTTACAATTTCCCAAATACGAATCAATATTGTCATAACTATCCCACAATTTTAACATCGAAGTTGTAAGTATTAAGTCTACATTTTTTATATTATGTTCATTTCCCCATACATCAATAACAATACAATCACCATTTTCATTGAATGTACCATATTCATAGGCAAATTTATGAAAGTCAAACGTGAACACCATGCCCTTACAAAAGCTATTTCTTATGCAGTACCCACTAGGTATATAGCCCTCAAGAACATCTTTTGCCCATATCTCCGACAATGTAGGTGTTATTAAACCATAACCGTCACTGTCATTTACTTCTATAATTTCAGGATTATCAGGCTCAGTTAATACAGGCTCTCCGTCAAACTCATCTGTTATTTTTATAACCTTTTCTTTGCAAGTTACAATCAAATCATCTACCACAAGAATATCTTTTGGATGTGTCACAGGCACAGAAGCTGAACAAGTTAATGCTTTATAAGCTTCAAACTTAGCAGGCACAAGTTCCTTGTTTAAGTTTCTTCCATTATTCATGCGTCTTGTTAATTCCTCACATAATTTTATATGCTGTGAGTTCTTTGCGGCAGCATAAATAACTGTGTTCTTTTTTATACCATTTGTTGTGCCTATAAGTCTATTATAGTACGTTCCGTTTATTCTAAATCCGTAACTCAGCTTAAAAATATCTTCCTTATTATTCATTATAATCGCAACATAGTCAAGTTTACATTGAATGTTATCTAAGTCCTGATAACATTTCTTAATTTGTACACTCGTATTTCTCGACTTTGGCTGCTTTTTCAAAAGCTTTATTTCTCTCTTAATTTCCTTTATCCTATCTGCGGTAAATTTTCTATCTAATGAATTTATCTCGTCAATCATTTGTAAAATTTGTCCGTCAGCAAGAGAAATAATTTCCCTATTATCTCTAGCTTCTTGTATAGAGATCTTTAAATTTTTATCAGGTGCTTTTAAAATTCTTGAACTGTGCAACTTAAAAATAAACTGCTGATACATTTGTTGTTTAGCCATTTGTTATTCCTCCCATATATTTATTAATTACTGCCTTTTGTAATTGCTTTGAAAAATATTCTTTAATCACAGAAACCAACTGCTGATTGTCCGAATATTTAAGTGTTTCAATTTTTACAAATTTAGTTGCTTTTTGCCAATAGCACTTTCTGCAATGAGTTGAATTATTTTTTATCCTACGATTATACATCTCTGTTACACACACATCAATCGAATTTTCTTTGATGAACATTGTGAAAGGAGCAGTAATATCGCTTGCAAACTTCATCATAATCAAATATGGGGAAGATAATTTGCCTTCAAGTATGTCGATTTTACAATGATGACATACTTGTGCATACCATTCTGGAATAACTTTGCAAACCTCTACCAAACTATGAATATATCGTCTCTGCTCTTGCTTTTTTAATTCCGCATTGTGTTTTTTTATTGATAAATCAATATATTTTTCCATGGTTTGATTCACAAAAGTAAATTTTCCGTCAAACATTACATTCTCTAAAGGTATTTCGTTAAAATTCCAAAGCAGTAAATTATTATAAGGTAACAAGTTTTTGTTCAAAAGATCTTTGACTTTAGACAAAGTATTGTTCTGATAGTCAAACATTGCATATGCAATATTCTCAATATGTGTCCTGCCAGTTGAATATTTTTCCTTACCGCCAATCCAAATGTCATTAATTTTCGCAGCTTGATACAACTCATGGCGTTCTATTTGCTCACTTGCTATTGGCGTACACTGAAATTCTATAACGTACTGTTGTCCTCCAAACTCAAACATGATGTCAGGTCTTTGTTTTGTTTCTTCTATATAACCCTCCATAACAGCCTTGACAACACCGTTTTGTTTCTTAATCCAATTAAATAATGCTATTTTACCTTGAATATGTTCTTCTGTTTCGGGTTCAGAGTAAATTGTCTCACATTTAGTTTTGTCTTTGTGTCTAAAATAAGGGCTTACCAATTTGCCATGACAATATTCATACTTCCCATGACAAACAGGACATTGCAAAATTCCTTTGTCCGCCCATTTTTTCAAAGTATCTCTATCATACTTATTGTCATAACAATTTATAGGTTGATTATTAATTTCTGCCGTAAGCATTTATATCTCCTATCTTTATATCTATCATAATCTACGTTCTATCGTCAGGAACATACATTAATTGTGCTAAATTTTAAAGAGTAATACTTCACAAGTAAAATTATACTCAAAACAATATAGCTGTAAAATTAACACAATTAATGTACAATTTTAACTAATCTTTGTTTCTCGCAGCTAAAAGCTTTTGTTTATGTTCTTCTGAGATAACTCTTTTAGTCGGGTGAGCGTTTCTAATACTAATGGCTTTGGCAGGAGCAATAAATGTAGCTCCGATAAACGTACCGTCAGTGTGTCTTGTTTCATCAATCTGTTTCCAACCTTGCTTTTTGCATTTGTTGGCATACTTCTCAATACAAGTATACAAATTAGCGACCCATTCGCCATTCTCGCATGAAATGTTAATTGTAACCTCACGTTCCTCTGCGGTTACTTTACTTGTTACCGTATATGTTTTCATAGATTTAACTCCTTCCCAATTCCTTTATAATTTCGTTGCTAACTAACACAAATTTAGTAAACTGTTTTCTATCAGACAATATTACATCTTTCTTAGTCTTAACCTTCTTCCTAGTCATTTGATTATGCCAACCTCTCGTGGTGTTTATCTTCTTGTAAATTATAGACAGTGTGTGTGCGTAGTGTGCCGATCTATCTTTCATAATCTCTGCCAATGTGTGAACAATAAAATCAAAGCTGTCCTCTGAAGTAAACTGTGTAGCATTATAAATACAACCATCGTCAGATGTAAACCTATCCCCATTACCTACACAAATCATAAGCTGATTACAAGCCTAAGTAAACCAAGCCTGATATACATGATTATCCGCAATAGCATTTATAATACTAGGTTGTGTTGTAGTGCAATCACAGTTATACTTGTCTGTAAATTCACTAAGAGCCGTAGCAGTACAGAAACCAAACATTGAAGTCATCTGAGTATAAACTCTATGCAACATATCTACAAACTCAATAACCTCACCTGTAGATTGTAAAGCATTATCCTGCAACTTCCCTATAAGCGGAGTACCAATTTGTTTCTTCCATATGTTCAAAGCCTTTTCATTTGGTATTTTCTTAGCCGATAATGCAAGTAACATATTCTGAAGCTGAGTAACCGTAGCTTGTAATAGTTTTAATTCATTGTCCTTTTCCGAGCCTTCCATAATATAACTGCCTGTTCTATGTATGGTTGGAAGTACCTCGTCAAATATCCAACTCTCAAAGCGTTCTGCGGAAGGGAGTTTACTATGTGCTATAAGACGATAAACATCACCCTCTGAAATGAATTTTGTTTTCTGTACACCTCCAGCCGAAGGGGTCGGTAAAACGCAGACCCCCTTACAATGAGATGTTATTGCGTCCGCTGGTCTTGAATACCCCAACGCCTTAGCTACATCAGAACCACAAAAGTAAATCTTGTTATCAATATCTGCCGTTCTCACCTTGCCGAAATCTTTGCTCTCGAATACTGTTACCATAGTTTTGTTGTTTTCTGTCATTTTAATCTACCTTTCCATTTTAGTTGCTGTCATATAATTTATCGTGTATCATTTTCTTTTGCCAAAGTTCTAGCTCCTGAACGCTGTTAAATCTAGGAATATTATCCTTATTTATATGTATGTGAAAATCTCTCAGCACTCTAAGACACAATCTAACTTGCTGTTCTGTAGGCGGTTGTTTACGGATTGTCTCGTTGTTGTTTATTCTTTTAGCTTCTGCGAGTACGCCATTGGTATACTCACTGCCTGTAAGTTTTGTTAGTTTAGGCATTGTTAATTACCTCCAGTCCTGATTTTATTTGTATGTATCGGTCAACAATTTCCTCGAAAATATCTCTAAGAGCTGTATCGCTATCAATAACATCTATCATTGCTACGTTTTTATAATCTGTCTGCGATAACAAATAATTTTCTTTGTAGGAGTCGAGGTCAATATCATAGCCTGATTTCATCATGTTGTAAATATCACCATAAATAGATTTTCTATCATCATCATTTGTATAACCTAAGATCTTTGCAAGCGAAACAACTTTCTGAGACATTTTGTTTTTCCAAGAAGAATAATGTACCGGTGGAACAATAAGCATTATTTTCTGCCATATACGAGAAAGCTTATCCTGCATTGTAGTATTCTGTGCAGAAATGATTTGCAACTGACGTGTAAGCTGTTCATTAACTTTATTAAGCTGACCCACTTCATTGGCAGCATTAACAATCATAGAATATTCTTCTCTTGATAATGTTACGGTATTCAAGCTATTGGAGATAAGCCTATCCATAATCTCCCAACACCAATCCATGAACTTATCTGCTAATGGTTGCCTAGACCAACGGCAAATCTCCATAATGCCTTTGCGGTTATAAAACATTCTGTCCTGAATTGCACCATTAGAGTCGATAGCCCCAGAACGCACCCCTCGACTAAAGTCACTTTTAATTAAACAACTATAATTATCAAGTCTATCTCTATGTTTTATGTGAATCTTTTTAATTGCTTCACTTGGATTTTTATAACCCAATGCCCTACCGATCTGCTCTCTTGTAACAAGGTACTCATTGTTGGCGTTACCCCAAAAGTCACAAGTTGTGATTTCATTAAATACATCTGTTTCTACAAGTTTCAAATTATTCATTTTGTTGTCTCCTTTATTTTATCTTACATATAATCTTCTGCGTATGTATCGTCAGTTTCAGCCAGCATAGTCCAATACTCACTGCGAAACCTTAAATATTCTTCATTATCGTCTAATGGCTTATCCTGAGCCTCGTATATATAATCTTCAGGGAATAATTCTTGTAAAGAAGTTGTTTTGCGATTTCTACTCATTATTATCACCGTCCTCTGTGTTAAGATGAGACTCGTTAAAATCAGTCTTAGAATTAGTTTTTGAGAAAATTGTCTGATATTTCTTAGTTGCAATAATATCGTTTTTATCAGCTAAATTGTTATTGATTAAATACTCATTAATAATATCTTCTATCATATTACGAAATTGCGGAACACACTGATATGGGTCAAGAGGATAACATTTATCCAAGCAATTTTCATACAAGTAGTCTTGTTCTATTTGGTATGTATCAAGTCCGTATCTATTGGCAAGCTCTTTGAGAATTTCTCTGTACAATGCACCCCTAGTAATACCGAGACTATCTTCTATTAATTTATATTTGGGGTGCATACGACCAAACCATGGACTATATGTTTTCTTGGGCAATTTGTTTTTCTCTAATTCTTCTTTGAGATTTGTTACCTCTGCTTTTAATTCTTCAAAAGCCTGTGTATTATATGTGCCAGTTTTACGAAGTGAAGGAAGAACCTCAGAAGTTACCCAGTGTTTGAAACTCTTTGCGGTTGACAATTTACTTCCAAATACAAGAGAATATAGACCGCTTTCATTTATAATTGTCATTCCATAGTGGCTAATATTTTTAAGGTCACCATTTTGGTACGCTTTAAGTTCATCATAGTTTAAGAACCTTTTATCTTCAATATCTACATGATCTTTTATAGCGTTAGCTAAAGCCTTACTTTTAACTTTTCCATTTCCATAACCCAATATCATTGCCACGTCCTTGCCTACAAACCAAACTTCTCCGTTAATTTCAACCGTTCTAAGTTCTCCAAAGTCCTCGTTTTCAAAAACTATAATCTTATTATCTATCACGTTTATCAATCCTTTCTAATTTTCTTGTTCTTATGTACCATTGGTAGAAATTCATCTACTTTATAGGTATACTTTAGTCTATCGACAGCTTCTTGAATATGTTGTTGTGCGTTCAGGTCTGAGCCAAGCACATAAACGTTAGGAGCATTATAGACCCTACCATTCTTTTTATAAGAGCCTGTAATGTGTTTGACTATTAGTCCATTGTCACATAATGCTTTTAAATAGTTATCTAGCTGTCTAACCGACATATGAAGCTCTTCTGCTATTACCGTTTCTTTCTTATAACAGCCACAAACACTCTCTGTTATAGCTTCTGTGTTCTGAAAGTTCCATGACTTTATGTATAGGTAAACACGAAGAAGTATTGACTTAGACAGCCTATTTGGAATAGACATTAATTTGTCCCATTCTGTGTCGTACAATATTACGAAATTATCTGGAGGATCAAACACCGCTTTGTTGACCTTAAATCTTAAATGAGCGTTTGCATTAACATTATTTAATGATTTATAGTCACATTGGTTATCCCAAGTTAAATCTGACCTGACAATAAAGATATTGAAAAGTGCTTTTATCCTATGAGTAATTTCTCTACTACTCTTACTGTAGAGAGAACAGTTACACAACTCTAAAATCTCATTTAAAGACGTGCTAATCACTTCTGTTCTGGCGTTATATAGGTAGCTAAGACAACGATATAATAAAATTTCAAAGTTGTCTGCTGAGTCAGCGTATATATATTTCTTGGGCATTTTTACAAAATAATTGTCAACTATAATTTATCACCACCTTTCACTATTTCATTATTAGTTCTCCATTTTTGCATTTAGGTACGCAAAAGTGTAGGTCAAAATGCAAAAAAGTTTGCATTTAGGTACGCAAAAGTGTAGGTCAAAGTGTAGAGTAGAATAATACTAGATATCTTTAATAATAAGAGAATCCTTACTGTGGCGTAAACGCCCCAGAAAAATTTATTGTTTACTACAATTAACTGACATTAAATATCACTTCCTATAACTTACAATTTTATAAACAATATTTACTTCTTGAATTTGATTTTAAAATATGATATCATTTCAAGTGTACTCGTTTAATGGTGAAAGGGTATACTAATAGAGCTGAGAGATAAATTGAAGTGAAATCATATTTTAAAAATTGCAATTTGAAATTGCAAGCAAATTAAGTAAGCAACTCTCAAACGTACTCGTTTAATAGTACATTTACAATTATAATGTACAATTAAATGGTTGTCAATATACTTATGCAAATTTATATGTAAACTTTTAGTGTATTGGTTATATTTATAATTATAATTTTGATTGTAATTATAAATTGTGAGTTTATGTGAGATTGTACAATTAATAGGAATTATGATACTGTGTTATTATGACAATGAAGTTTTGTAATGATGAGATATTGATTTGTTGTGCTGCGCACAGCTAGTCAGTTATATTCTCGCTACGCTCGTATATAACTTCCCTGCTTGATTATCGTTCCCTACGGTCACGCTAATCTTCACAGATATTTTTTTCAGTTAAAAGATTAATGTCTACATGAGTTGTCTGACAACTGTTTAACCATTTTGTTTTCGTCTAAGCATTTTATTTCGGAGCGTTCGGTAAAATTACGATAGCCTATTCGTTGTTTTTGCTTGTAAATCAAGGTGTAAAAACGTTTTTCTCGTTTTTACGATAGGTTATTTTATGAGTTTTATAAATGATATTTTGATGGCTTTTTATTGTTTTGAGATGTTTCGGTGATAGTGTATTATTTTTGAAGTGCAGTTTAATGAGCTGACAGTGATTTAAAATTGAATTTTAAATGGGTGATTGTTTAAGTGTGAAACTTGATTTATAGCCATTTTAGTGCAAAAAAATAAGACCTATTATGGTCTTTAATTGGAGTGTATTTTTTAGGAGTGATGGGTTGCTTTTTATGGTGTAGAAATAATGTTTGTAAGTTAATTTTGGTGTGTTTTGGTGTATTTGAGTATATTTTTGGGTTTGGAAAAGTTTAAAAAATAGCGTAGATATGAAGTTTACTCGAACGTGTTACCGAATGAAAATTGAGATTTTGGAGAGGTAGTGGGAGAGTGTGCAGGAATTTAAAAAAATGCTATTTTGATTTTGGTTTTGGCTTTAGGGTCGTGTGGATAGAGTGGAACTACTAAGGGGATAATCTGCTTTCCATATGTTCCCATAAATGTAAAGCCACCCCCTTTAAAGTTATTTGATTAAGTATATTAACATATCCATAAAACCGCTTAAATGCGTGGTTTATATGTGTTTTTGCCAAAAACACATATATAAATAATTGTATCTCAATTAATAGAATATTAATATAATTCTGCTGACTCCATGCAAGCTCAACCGACTTTACAATGCTTGACTTTTGTCAATTATTGATTAAGTTAATAATTGACTTTTTTGTATATTTGTTTATTATTAATATTTGATTTTTAACAAATATATTTATCGGTGGTTACTATTCGATATACCGAACGCCCTTAATCATCATCTTTAAAATTTGAACATTGTATATTAATATTTTAACCTATAAATTCACTATCAATTCCCTATTTCGCCCCTTATTTACCATCAAAGTGGTAAACGCTCGCCAAAATACCCTATAAATTTAACACTCATTCCCTATTTTAAACTAGCAATTTACACAAAATTAACCTTTAAAATTATGCAAATTGACTAATTGTCATTAATTAGCATTAGTAAAGGATCATTCAAAGATCCTTATAAGTCCAAAAGATTGTACACTTATTTCACGCTATTCAACGTTTACAACAGTACAAATATTTGTACACATACACATACATACAAACATATACACGTCAAGATCCCTTGCAAGATCTCCGCTTGCAAGCTCATAATATATAGCGCGCATAAACCATTAACCACAATATATAGTATACACTCACACATAATACGCTACAATATCACTATATATTGTATGCTCTAAAATCCATTCTAACGGCTACTAAGTATAACTATACCACCCATATACACAACAGTATATAACGCTTGCTAGCAGCCTTATAGCTTAAAACATAAGTATACTATATATTGTGTATTGTAAGTAATAAATACTGTATTAACCGCTATATATTGTGGTTTAGTTAATCATCAAAATTAATATCATGATCTATACAGTATTTACAGCATTTTACAATAAATTTAGCTTTGCTTATTTCTATGTCTTTACAATAATTGTCTATTATTATAAAGTCCTCTGGTTTAATATCCACTTTTAATTGTTTAAACGTTTTACGTTTTCTATATTCTCTCATATATTCGTTATGTTTTGTATTGTTTTCGTTCATAATATATTAATACCTCGTTATTTGTTTTGTGCATTATGCTTTATTTTATTGCCTTGTGTTTGTACATTTTAACAACACGTTTCATAAAAAGTTCATAAATTACGTACATAATATATATTGTATTACGTACGTATATATGTTATACTATAGATACAGTAAGGGAAAAGAATAAAACAAGATCCTTTACAAGATCATCAAGTTTCACAATTGCACTTTGAAAATTGTCCAACAAAATAAAGAAACGGAGTTGAAAAAAGCAAAATCTGACGTAAAAAGCGTTAATGAAAAAAATGGGATTTTTTCATCAGCCTTGCAAGCTTGAAATTTTTGCAACTTGAAAATTAAATATTTCACCGCACGAACCGGCTAAAACCGAATTGAACAACGTCAAATGTAGGCGGTGAAAATCTTAAAAACGATAGGCTCAAAATGTTTTTAACCCAGTTTTCGAATTACTGGGATATCAAAAAAGGGTATCTGCTAATTTTTTAGCGGCTACACAATAGCCGTTAATACGATTAAATCCAGTGCAATGATCTGAATTTAATCAACCATATTTTTAAGATAACACAAAAAAATCAAAAAGTCAAGAGGTGTTTGAAATGAAATCGTTTGAAACAAAAAGCGGTCAAGTATTTGAGATATGGGAGAGCAGAAAAGAAGCACTGCATGATGTTATTGATATTATCGATGGTCTCAGATATGTAAATAAAATCGGACAGCGAACAGATGATTATCTGTGGATTCAGTACAAAGACGGAAACCATTATTGCATCAGCGAAGAAGGCGAAGAAGGAGTTTTTAAGAAAATCAACATTGAATCTATCATGAGTGAGAATGATTGCACTATAATGATATGGGGAAAAGTTGACATTTACAACATTGATGATGTTGATGAAAAATACAGTAAAGAGAATGATGATGAATCAAAATTCTGGAACGTAACATAAAAGTTGAATAGTATAGAACAAAAGAAAAGAGACAATAAAAAAACAAAACAAAAACAAACGTAAACGAAAAATGGAGGTAAATTTTATGTACACAACATCAAAAAAAATCACAAACAATGACGCTAAAAATATAATCAGCGGTCAAGATGTTATCCTGGTAAACGATAGCAGCATTGATGCTTATACCGACAGCACTAACTATTATAACGCTGGTGTTTACGGCTGGAACTATTCAATCGGCTACAATACACGCCTTGACAAATACGTTATTTGCGGCTATAGAATCCCGCAAAGCGTTTTAAACGCTGCCAAAAGCGTTATAAAAATGAGCCAAAAAGAAGCATATTTGCACGTTTAAAGCTTCAAGTGTTCTAAAGGGCGTCACTATAAAAGCCCTATTCCATAGCTTAAAGTTAAGGCTAAAAACTATTAAAAGGAGTGTATCAAAATGAGTACAAGCATTAAGCATTATATCACCGATGAGGACGTTATCAATATCAATGATCTTGTATCTGAGCTTGCGGTGATCTTGCGGAAATTTGAGATCGACTTAAACCCATACCAAACGGACGTATATTTTTACTATGATGCAGATGCAAAAATAGGACGCCTTGAGACGTTTATAAACGTGGGCGGTCATTCATGGATAAATGACAACCACGTTATAATCTATAGAGACTTACCGAATTATGATGACGTTTACGACTATTTCAATGACATTTCAGAATTTGCGGACGCTTTGGAAATTTCTGAAAACGATCTTATAAAGGCGGTTAGAAAATTCAAAGATTTTGGGGTTAATTTCCCCGTTGATCGTCGTGATATAATTGACTATATCAAGAGTGATGATAAACTTGTAGATAAGCTAACCGCTTTTTATATTAGCTACTATGTTGATGATTACAACGTGGAATTTTTAAGCAAGGCTCAAGAAATATTGAGCAGCATTGAGATTGAATAATTTTAAAGGGGTTTACGCCCCTTATATCCACGAAACTGCATGAGGTGGAGCGGATACCATAACCATTATTTACACGTTATACAACATACAACTTTAAGACTTTGAGGAGGAATTAACCATGGAGAACATAATAAACACTATTGGCATCAGTACAAAGGACATCAAGAAGGTTTTTACGCCAAAGCAATTTGCAATTATCAAGGATAATTTAAGGGCTTATTTCGTCAATATGGGCTATATCCACATTGAAAAGGCTGACTACGGTAAAGGCTGGTATATTTTCAAGTCTGCTGAGGACGCTAAAAACGGCTCTTATGTGCAGTTTTGCGAAAACATAGACTATTTAAACGGCTGGCTATATGGAGTTGTTCAAGCGGTCAATGGCATTATAAAGGCTAATGGAAATAAGGATAATAATAGATCTATTTTCATGGAGTTCTAGTACACGAGAGGAGGATATTTTTTATGGAGAACATGACAAATACAAAAGCCCTTGCAATTAATGATATAGAGTTATTGACATTTGATGAGGCTGCTGAAATAGCTCTTGACTATATCAACATAAAGGATCATGATATACTTTTTGTTGATTTTGGCGGCTACTTTGGATACTCCGCACTTGTTTTCAAGAACGAAAAACATATTTACTACGCTAACGAATATGAGCTACACCATAAATATTTAGTTGAGGAGCAAGGAAAATCAGCTTTAAAGGATCACTATCGCAAGGAATTGAGCAAAAAGCTCTTTACTGAAGCCGAGTTGATGAGCGTTGTAAAGTCATATGATGACTATACCGCAAAATCATACTATCTGCATAACTATTGGAGAATGCAATTTGATTATTTATCTTGCTTTGGAATTGGCAAGCAGTGGGAAAAGGAATTTGAGGAAAAGAACAAAATATATAAATACTTTTGTCCGGCTTGTTTTTGCTATGTAAAGAACAATGAAATTGTGAAGCGTGCAAATAAAATCTTTGAGCATTTACAAGCTGAATTTGATAAGATCAAGTCAAATGATGAAGTATTTAGAGAAATGATAAGCTATGAGTTGGCGAACCATGAAGCTTGTATCACTTGTGATTATGAGCCTGCTTTAGCGGCTTTAAATATGAATATCAAGGATTTAACGGAAAATCAAATAAAGATCATGCAAGAGGAATTGCACAAGCAGATAGAATATTATAACGCTTAAAAGCTATATAATCTTATCTTATGATCTGAGGGCGGTTATATAAGCCGCCCTATATACTCAAAATGACCGCATGAAGTCGTTAAGAGTACCATATAACACGCTTGAAAAGCAGAACAAAACATTTATTTTAAACGGAGGTAAAAAATCATGAACACGAAAATTATAGTAAACACAAAGAACCTTGTAGCAGCCCTTGAGCAGGTGGAAAAGATCATTAACACAAAATCATCTGACTATCTTTTGCGGAGTGCGTTTATCCAGGCTGAGGACGGAAAAATGAAAATTTTCGCAAATAATCTTGAGGTTATCGGCTGCAAAACTATAAACTGTATAACCGATGACAAGATCATGTTTGCTCTTGAGGACGTGAAAAGAGTTATAAAGGCTCTTAAATATTTCAAAGGCTGCGATACAATTATCACGTTTGATAGTGATAAAGCGTGCAACTTTGAGGACGGCAAAAAGTCATTTAAAGCTGGAATAACTGATGTAAATGATAATGATGCACATTCTCTTTTTGCACATCTTGGAAAAGTTTGGATTGACGATATTAATTCAAATAATTCAAATATCCTTGAACAACATACATACACGATTGAGAAGCTTATAGAGCGTTATAATTCAATCAGCTATGCTATATACACACAAGACGATCTCAAGCCTATATTAAGAGGTATTAATTTTAAGGCAAATAAAATGGTAGCTCTTGACGGCTATAGGCTTGCAATCAGCACTGATACGGAAGATAACGGCTTGAGCTTTGAAAATGAGTTTATAATAAATAATAATACGTTTTCAATTTTAAAGCAGTTCAAAAAGGGTGAATGTGATATTATATCGTTTGAGGATATAACAGCATTTAATCTTTTATCGGAAAATTTTATACTCTTGAGCAGGAATCTTGAAGGGCAGTATTTCAAATGGGAGGCAGCTATTCCATGTACCTTTAGCTCTGAATTTGAATTTGAGAAAAAGAATATGCTTGAAAACTTGAAATACCTTAAAGAAATTAAAACTAATAAGACTATAGATATGTTTGCAATCAAGAATAATGGACTTGTCTCACCTTATGGAAGCGTTGATATTGAGGGCTTGAATATTTCGGAAACTAGCGGTTATGCTCTCACACGTTTTATGGATGCTGTTAAAAATCTTGAGGGCGACAGAATTAAAATGCTCCATAGCGGAGCATTGAAACCTATAGTCTTGAAAAATGTTGAGGAAAATAAATACAATAGTCAGCTTATGTTACTTTGTCCGATAAATCTAAATGACGGAAAATCAACATGGTATAAATAAACAAGGAGGTAAACCATGAGTAATAAGCCATATTTAACAAGAGAAAAAATAGATACCTTGCTTAAACAAGGTATTAAAAAACGTGATTTTGAAGATCAAATAGGTTTTTTTCTGCACCGATCAAGGGTATGTGTATAAGTCAGACAAAAGCTTTGATGAACTTGCAAATGACGAGATCTGCTATATACCTGAATACTATGACGAAACCGATGAAAACGGCTTGCTTGAAGATGTAGCAACGTATACAAAGCTTGACTTCATGGAATTATGCGACAATATTAAATGGAGAGCCGTTTTCGTTTATGAGGGCGTTGATTGGCAATACCCCGAAACGTATTATGATGAAATTGATTGGGAGGAATTAGAAGAGTTTGAGACGCAAAACAAATCTAAATAAAATATCTGTTTTAAGGAGTGAAATAAGCATGAACGCAATAACACATAAACTCAACGGAGCAACACGCATAAGTATGAGCGATAATGTTATAAGGGACTTGCGGAGTTATTCACCGCAAGGATGCTCTTTTATAGGCTATACTTTGTATGACCTTTTACAAGATCTCATAAATCTGTATGGCTGGAAGATTGATAGAGGGTATACAATGACTATCACGGACTTTATTAAACTTTTGCAAAAGCAGAAATATACCAAAGCTATTGTATATGGCGATGATATAATCAGACTAATCGAGAGATAATCAAGGAGGAATTAACCATGACAAGAGAAGAAATGATTAAGACTATCATAAGAATGTACAACGAGACAGCGGAAGCACTTGAGTATGCAGACAAGGAATATAACAATGATAAAAAGAACACTAAAAAGCGTGATGTTTATCGTTATATAGTTGCTCAAGAAGCGGTCTTGAATGATCTATGCTATGAGTTGGAAATTGATGACCTTATAAATGATGGTCTTGACGATGAGGAGGCTTGATTATATGAGCAAACGGAACTTTGAATTATTTATGTGCTGTTTAGGAAACGGCATTACAGTATGTAATAAAGCCGTAATAGAACATAACGACTATAAGCAGATAGCACATATAAGCGCAAATGGAATAATCAAATTGTACGTATCTACAGACTACATTCCATGTGAGGATATGAAAAGGATTGAACAAGCCGCAAAGCAACAGAGAGAGGAATATTTAATCTTTTGGAATAAATATACTGTTGAAGAAAAGTATTATAAACTCTTGGATATGTGTAATACTGCTGACTTTATAGACATTTGCAAGGATAAAAGCAGTATGACGGAAAAAGTTAAAAAACTTGAAAGCAAGTATCTCAATGAATACTATTAAAGAGGAGATAGTCTAATCATGAATATTAACAAATATACAAGAGGAAAAGCAAAAACAAGAGAGTATGCAATGCAATTACAAGCTGATTTGTCAGAGAACTCAACAAGTTATGCGGAATTGGCTGAAATACAAACCAAACTTAAAAAGCTTGGTAATGATAAGAGAGTTCAAAGAAAATGGATTGATTTAACATTCTGAGGGGAATTATTCCCCTCTTATATACTCGGAGCAAGGGAGATACTTGTGAGGAGTACCATGTAAGAATACATATGGAAACGGAATTTTTTAAGGAGGTAATTTAACTATGACAGTACAAGAATTTATGGAAATGTTCATTGATCCTGATGCACAACACATTCAGATATGGTCGGACGCTGAGGAGAAAATTGTTTATGACGGAGATTACGGAGATGTTCCGGAGCATATGAATTATGCGGAAGTATCGAGCATTGATAACGTTTATGCTGATAACAAGGGCGTTATCTGTTTGAATGTTTGGAGCGTGAATTGAGGTGAATAACAATGAAAACTAAAACTATTATGTCAACAGGTGCTAGAGAAGATTTGGTAAAGATGATTAATGAATATTATTATTCAAAGAACTATATCATTACTGAGGATAACAGAATTTATAACACTAAAACGGAGAAATTTATGGACGATTTAAGCGTAAAATTCTATCGTGGTAGGTGGAAAGTTATAAGAAATATTGCTGAATAAGGAGGTACAATATCAATGAATGTACAGAAAATACCAAATGACGGGAAACATTTGTCACAAATAAACAGAGTAGTTACTTTTTTAACGTGTAACGGCTGGAGAACTCCAAGGGAAATATGGGTAGGCTTTTCAAATGGTGGAATTGAAATAACAGAGATGACAAAAAGAGGAGTTATTAAGAAAATAGAACGTGGTAACAAGTTATTTGGAATAGAATAAAACCATACTTTTAAGGAGGAATTTAAAATGACAGAAAAGCAGAATAACATGGTAGTACAGCACCCTGATAAGCGTCTTATGGAGCGTATTAGATCGTTGGAACGGAACGAGCGTATTAGATTACATATCGCACAAATGAAGTGTAACGGCTATACTGATAATGAGTGCAAAACATGGTTAATAAAAATAGCCATACTGTCTGATTTTATGGACGTTTTCGACAAAATTCTAGTTGACTAATGAGGAATTTTGTGGTATAATTAATTAAACAAAGGAGAAATTTGTATGAAATATGGAATGTTCGAGTCAAGAGTAGAGTTAAGGAAGCTCCCTGAGAGATTGTTTGGTATAGTTTGTGAGGACACAGAAATAGGAAATCCTATAAAAATCTATGATAGCAAGGAAGAAGCTTTGACAGAGTTAAAAAAATATCATTCAGATATTACCAAAACAGTAGGCTATGCAGGAAATAAATTTTATGATTGTATAATCTATTTCGTTGCCGAATGTGAAAAGATAAACATGGACGGCAACGAAACTATAGACAATCTGGTTAACGGAGACGGTATTGAAACCGCACCGCTGGAACGTGAGATTAACTTGTCACCTGCGGAGTTTAAGGTTAATGGAAAAATCATCAAAGGCAGTAAGCTTGAGGGTTATTATAAACCATTAGGTGAAACCATAAAATTTTATACTGATTTTAAACCTGATGTTTTACAGCTTTTTTATTTTAGGGAAGCATATCCCGATGAAGATATTATAACTAATATAGTGTGTTATGAATGGTGTTGTGAAGAAAAGGATTTGGATAAGGAGGAATAATCAATGTTACTTGCTACAATAATTTTGCTTATCATCTATTTGTGGGTAAACCACAGCGAAAATAAGCGGAGAGAAATTAACAGAAAATATAATCCTATAGGGGCTTTTGATAAAGCTCAAAAGATTTATGATGACGCCTTTTATAAGGCTATTGATGAGGGTAGAAGTCTTACGCTTGAGGAACGAAAAGAACTGGATAAGCAATGGCATAAAACCTATAGCCAAGAGTTGGCTTATCGAGAGAAAATGTGGGCTAAGATACCTGACAATAAGAAGTAATATAATATAATAGGAGATAAAACATGAAAGTTGCAGTTGAAAACGAGACAATCAAGGTAAACAGTCCGTATAACAAGAGCTTTGTCGCAGGGGCAAAGCAGATACAGGGCAAGTGGAACGCCCCTTGCTGGGTCTTCCCAGAGGAGAACAAGGAAGCTGTCAAGGCGTTACTCATCGAATGCTATGGTGAATGCGGAGAACTTGGTGCGGTTAGCACTGTCACAGTAGATCTTGACCTCGACACTTATACTGAGGGTTACGAGGACGGAGAAATCAGAGTTGGCTCAATCGTTGTTCTGAAAAGACTCTATCGTGATAGAGAAGTTATTTTCTCTGACAATGCAATGCTTATAAGTGGTGGATTTGCCACTTCGGGCGGCTCTGCCAAAAATCCCAGGATATCAGCTGATGAGGGTACAATCGTTCGTGTTAAGGGTGTGCCTGAAACAATTTACAGTAAGATAAAGGACCATGAGGGCGTTAAGCTTGTATCTGATATAGACGTGGAAAGCTTAAAAGCAGAGCGTGAAAAGCTTCTCAAAAGAATTGCCGAAATAGACGGCTTGCTTGCACTATGAAAGCGATTGTGTGTATAAAACTAATATAATAAATATAAATACTCCTATTAATCACATTGATTGATAGGAGTATTTCTTTATGCAGGAATAAATATAGGAGGAATAAATATGAAAAATGAAAATACGAATACATTACTTTTTGTGAAAATGCTAGACAACGATCGTAAAGAAGAGCTACGGAAGATAGAGGAAGAACAAGATTATAATATGCGGAAGGCATATTTAAAAGCAAAACGCCGTCAAAGGCTCAGAGAAGAACGCCAGAGAAAAGTTAGAATGATAGTGAAGAACGTTGTCTATGGTGGTTTTGGCTTGCTCTTTACAAGCGTTATGTTGATAGCAGGAATAATATTTACATTGTGTATATGATGGGAGTGAATGAAAATGAATATTAGTACGGCTCAAACTTGCAAAATTTTCGATTTATCGGATAGACTTCCGACAGGAATACAGATAACAAAACAGCCAAAGCGAAAAAAAGGTCATAGAAATGCTATTACAAAACATACGGCAAGCAGGCAGAAGTCTGCAAGCTGGTTCAGACCTGATGATCTAAATGTGATTTTGGAAGATTTGTTTCAGAATAACAAATATTTTAAGGCAAATATTATAATTTTTGCTTGCAACTCAGGCTATCGTTACGGAGATATAATGACCTTGAGGGTCAAGGATTTAACCGATAACAACGGCAAAATTGTAGATTACTTGACATTACAAGAGGACAAGACGGACAAATGGAGAACGGCATGGCTTTGTGATACTGCAAAGAAAATGCTGAGTTTTATAATCAAGTATTATGGACTTGACCCACAAGATTATATTTTTCAGAGTGGAGAACGTAAGAGGAAATATATTGAGGACATTTTCTTGAATGAGGACGGAGAAGAAGAAATTATATATACTAATGAGAAGTATGATTGGAACGGCAGACTACTCAGAATAGCTCCTATGGAACTTAATTCCGTTACAACATTTCTAAAGAATATAACCGCCAAACACGGCATAGAAGGTAAATATAGCACTCACAGCTTTAGGCAGACACATTCCGTTTATATTAGTTGTATTCAAAAAGGCAGTGAAGATGTTATTAGAGATTTGCGTATTGCCTGTCAGAGCTTAGGACATTCTGATTTGAGGATAACTGAGCAACATTATAGTGGCTGCGATAGCAGACTCGTAAAAGAGCAAATGTTAAAAATGGAAGTGGGCAAGGAAGTTGTGGATAAGTATGTAAAATAAAAAGGGACTTTTAAAAGTCCCTTTAGCATTTCTTGTGGCGTTCTTTACTCCTCTGTACTGCTAGAGCATTTTTAGATTGATTAACCTTGTATTGAGGTCTGTTGCGTGGGAGATAGGCTTTCACAACATTAACATTCATATTCATTAAGTCGGCAATTTCATTAGCCGACTTCCCTTCTTTGTGGTATTGAGTGATTTTGGCGTGGGTATTGTTGACTATAATACCTAAACTAGAAAGACTTTTAATAACTCTTTGCCATGAGATACCGAGTTTAATGGCAACTCCTCTCACGGATTTAATTGAGTTCCAATATGATAATATTTCTTGGTCTGTTATTGATTTAATTTCGGACATATGAATACCTCTTTTGTTTAATTGTTAATTTCGTCTAATAGTTTTCTTTTAACATCGGTAATATGTTGACGGAAGAAATTTGGATTGGCATTTTCATAACTTAAAATTCTTTGGAGTTTATATTTCAGAGCAGACAGAAGATTGTTGTTTTCAATGACATATTGTTGTTTATCATAGCCCTCATAAATTCTGTCTATGTAGACATCTGTTACAGGAAAAGCATCACTAATAAAGAAAATAGATTTGGTGGTTGTCTTGCCAATGTGATAAAAGCAAGAAGCAATATTTCTTGGATCTTTGTTTATATAGGAATAAATACGATTAATAGCTTTAGTGTCACGATGATTTACTTTGCCTACAGGTATTGCCCAATACAATTTGGAATTTTCGGTGGACTTAATCAAACAAACAATGGGTCTTTCCTTGCAATCATTCCAAGTTCCTCCTACATCTCGAATAAGTTGATAATAGTCGGGTGTAATAAAGTACATACCATGTTCCGTCATATTTTGACACTCCTAATACAAAAAATATGCTGTCACTTCAGATTAACCAAAATGACAGCATCACTACAATGTTTCTGTGTCGCACATTGCGAAGCGTAAATTGAATACTACAATGTTACTTTGCCGTACATTGTGAAACGTAATTGTATCTACAATGTTTCTGTGTCGCACATTGCGAAGCGTAAATTAGAGATGATAGAGATAATCTTTCATCATTTATAGTATAGCATACTATACCCATTTTGTCAATACTATTTTGTGGAACTTTGTAAAATTTATTCGTTAGTTTGTGACAAGTTACCCTGCTCGCCGACATCCTTTTTTTCTTTAGGTTTCTTTTCTTTGGTTTTAAATGAAAATGCAAAACCAATTATGCCAATGGAGAAAATTAATGAGCCAGTGGATATGAAAATTACTCTCTCAATTTTCGCAGCGGCTATTTTACCGCTGACAAGTGAAGCTCCTATGATATAGTTGTAAGCGTCACCGCCAACATATTCGTCAATGGCACTATACTTGTCACCTTCCAAAATTGAAAATGTGGTTAAATTTTTGCTTGGAATTTTTGTTGTATAACCTATCACAAATAGTGTTATTCCTATTGCAATCACAAGAATGGAACAAATTTTCTTCATGGTATTACCTCCTGTTTTATGATTATCTGCTACGATAATCGTTTATAAGACTATTATTGCTTTCAATGGAACTTTGATTATTGGATATACAAGTGTTATAATAATCAATATTACTTTGACTTTCTGATATAAGTTCATTGTACACGTCAACAACTCTTTGGCAATCGTCTAAGTGAGATTGAGCCTTTGAAACTGCTTCTGAGTCAACTTCTGTAGTCCAACCGCCATCACCATAAACTTTAACCATTTTCTTATTGGCGTTTTCAAGCTGTATTTTAGCCTCCTCAACATCATCTTCGGCATCCGATTTGTAGATTTCATAGATGGAAATATCAGATTGCTCATTGCTTATTTCGTTCTGATAGGTGGAGATTTCACTCTGTAGGCGATTATTTTCTTGCTCTAAAGCACTTATTTCAGAACTATAATCATGCGTGGTAGTTGTAGTTGTCGTTGTGGTTGTAGTCGTTGTGGTAGTAGTTGATGATTTGGAAGTAGTTGTGGTAGTTGATGGTTTAGTTGTTGTTAAAGTATGAGAAGTTGTTGTGGGAGTGGTGGTTGTTGTACTTGTTGTAGTGGTAGTGAAATTACTGTCAGATATGGAACTTGTTGTTTTACTATTACATGAGGACAATGCTAATATTGTCATGAGTGAAATAAGAATTAATTTTATTTTGCTCATTTTTTATTTCCTCCAATTTCTAAGATTAATTAGAATTACTTTTAATAAAAAAATTTTAGCATATTTTAGGCTGAAAATCAAGATTTAGGGTTTAAGTGTAATATCTCAGAAACTAAAATTGTGTATTTCAACAAAAAATACGCTAGAATTTTGTGAAAGATTTTTATTTTTAAGTGTTGACTTCACCTTGACACTTTGATATAATGAAATCAAGATAGTAGAAAGAAGGTGTTTTGTTATTAAACAAGTTCCAATTCGTATTGATGACGAGCTTCATAAAAAATTAAAAATCATCACCATAAAGAATGATACTACAATCCAAAAATTGGTTGAGGATTTTTTAAAAAAGTATGTAGCCGAACATGAACATCAAGAATAAAAAATATAGTATATTGCCACATCTTGCAGGAGGGACAATATACTATATCTAGGAACAACCACACAAAAGCGAATTGACAAATGGTGATTGTATAACTATATTCTATCACATACTTCTGCCTTTGTCAAGTATTATCTTTAAAGAGGTGGGAGTATTTTTTATGCTTGCAAGCAGGAAATTTCAAACAACAATGTAAATTAAGAACAGAAAGGACAAAGAAAATGGACGGAATCAAAACATTCACAAACAAGGAATTTGGAACAGTGAGGACAATAGTTAAGGACGGAGAGCCTTGGTTTGTCGGAAAAGATGTGGCTGAGATTTTGGGGTACAAAGAAACGGCAAAGGCAATAAGGACACATATTTGTGCCGAAGATAAAGGGGTGTCCGTTTTGGACACTCCTGGAGGACAGCAGAAAATAACTCTTATCAACGAGTCAGGCTTGTATTCCCTTATTCTCGGAAGTAAGTTGCCAAAGGCTAAAACATTTAAGCGTTGGGTTACTTCAGAAGTTCTCCCTACCATACGCAAGACAGGTGGTTATGTAGCCAATGACGAGATGTTTATTAACACCTATCTACCAAATGCCGATGCTCAGACGAGAGAATTGTTCAGGCTCAATCTATCAACGATCAGGCAGCTTAATAACAAGATAGAGCAGGATAAACCTCTTGTGGACTTTGCAAGTCATATACAAACTTCTGAAGATTGTATATCAATGAACGATATGGCGAAGCTGGCAACTAAGAATGGAATAAAGATAGGTAGAACAAGGCTGTTTAATTTCTTGAGAGAGAAGAAAGTGTTAGGCTGTAGGGACGGTCATAAGAATATGCCTTATCAAAGATACATAGACACTCAGCCTTGGTTTCAGCTTAAAGAAAGCTCATACATACAGAATGGCGAAGTCAGAATAGGGCTAACACCTATGGTAACGCCAAAGGGTCAGAGTGGAATTATTAGAATGTTGAGAAAGTGTAATACAACAAACTAAAGTAAATAAAATGCAAGTTTTGTTTTCAAATCTTGCAAAATTAGAAAAGAAAGGAACAATAAACAAAATGAACATAAACAAATTTAAAAGGCTACTTGCCGAGCGTGGGTTTTCATACTCACGCAGAGGTAAGGGGTCGCATGAGATATGGGTAAATGAGAATGGAGAGTCTTTTTCATTCCCATCAACCCGAAAAGAAGTTTATATTGGAATTGTATGGAACTTCCGAAGAAACTATTGTCGCTGTTAAATCGTGTATTTATTTTTGGGAATAATTTATCATTGATTTAGACATTGAATGGTGATAGAATTGTGATAGTGGTAATTAGTGTGGCAATTATTGCTGTACAAAATAAAGGACAAATATCCCTTGACAAAGCATTTGTTTTGTAGTATAGTATAAACATTATAGAACAGATGTTCGTTTTGAGATTGAATAAAAGGAGTGTATAAAATGAAAAAAATGACATTACAAGAGCTTATGACATTTGCTCGTGAGAATTTATGGAACAAATTTATCATCACTAACAACATAAATACAGACCACATTTATGGAACGGCTCTGAAATTGTCGCATGAGCCTGTTGTATACAAGTCACTAAAAAGCACAAGTGACAAATTAGTGCCGTATTTTGATGATCCTGAGTGGCTTGTCTTAGAACTAGATAGGGTACATGATTTGTTATTAGCCGATTACATAATGTCATTGGGCTTAGGTGATGATGTAGACTATCTCACTGAATTGTCCGAAATGACGGTTGAAGATAACAACAGTACTGTTATGATAAATTGTAAAGATATTGTACTAACCATAGTTGGAGAAAATGATGGAACACACGTTGTACCCTCACTTCCCTTGCCGCCTGCTCCTCAATCTTTGGATTGTTATAATTTAATGAATTTTCTTAAAGTTGATTACATTGATTTTGCCAGAGTTAAAACAAATGAGCATGAAGCAATACTGCCAATTGATTGTTATACACTTGGTAATCTTTCAGAGGAACAGCTTGACGGTCTAAAAGATTTATATATAGATTTACAGTTTGGCAACACGGAGAACGATGAATATGATTATTCATGTACACCATATGTCATGTACGATTATGTACACGGGCTTGCATTTGCAGGTTTATGGAGTCTGCAAAATAGCCATCTTATCAGTAAAGTACCAATAGAAGTTATAGGATATGATAATTACGAGAGTAAAAATAACAAGGCACAGGTATTCAAAATAAGTTCTGAAGTAAAAAGAATTTTGAGCAAGTCAGAAGTCGGAAATCTAAATTTTAATATCAGTAATTTCAGTTTTGAAAACGTCCCGTTTCATAGATAATTAACATATCCGTAATCAAATAAACATTGACTATTATTCGAGTACAGATTATAATATAGAAAATACGACAAAAAAGACAAATAGAGACAACAAAACGTTTAATAGAGAGGAGTTGAATGTCGTATGATTAACACCATAACACCAGTAATAACCACAGAAACAAGAGAAAGAAGAGTTAATAAAAATATAGTTACTAGAGGAGATATAATTTTGGTTGATCTGCCAAATGTAGGCGAGTCAGTTCAGACAGGTAGGAGACCAGCTATTGTTGTACAGAATAACATGGGCAACGCACACTCCCCTTGCATAATAGTTGTACCGATTACAAGTGCTACAAAAAAATATGTGCCAACCCATGTTAAAATCGGTGTTGAAAGCGGTTTACTGAAAACTAGCACCGTTTTGTGTGAACAGCTATTGACTATTAATAAATCTAGTGTTATTAAAACACTTGGGCATTTGACACCTAATGTTATGAAGCAGATTGAACAAGCGATTTATGTTTCGCTTGCCCTGCATCATTAATTGGTGAACACTTGACATTTAATCGTCCTTTGTGGTATAATACATATAATTATAGGCAATTTTTAGTACAATTATATGTAAACATTATATCAGGAAAGGACGATTTTTATGTCATTAAACAGTTTTTACACTATAGACCAACTTAGAACAAGTGTAGAACATCATTTGTTCGCACAGAAAGCTTCCATTGAAGTTGTCAAAAGAAAATCTCAAGTTCTTTTGGGATTATTAAATAAATATAATGAAGATTTGTCGTTACAGGATAATATTTATCAATATTTATCAGGTGTATCAAAACGATCATATGATAGTCAATGTGGTTACTTAAAGCAATGGGTAATTGAAGAGGGAATAGATTGTAATTTTGAGATTAACTACAAAGATATCCCTCGAAATTATATGACAATAGAAACTCTTAACGAAAAACTAAATAAGTTATACGAAGATCCAAGTACTATTAGTCGTAACGTTATTTTCTATCTTGTTTACGCAAGGTTATACGCTTATTTGATTTGGATAGGTCTGTCTAACAAAGAGATTAAATCACTTAGAAAGGGCGACTATGATATCGATAATAAGGTTTTGTATATTGGCAATGATAATGGTAACGTTAGAACCATTGATTTAAAATTGCCCTATTACGACGATATTTCGGAAATACTGCACGATGAGCTATGCAGAAATATTAGCTCTAGAAAATTTGTTGACAAAGATTTTTTTTACAATGGAAGTGTAATTTGCATAAAAATGTACGATAATTCTTATGATGCTCATGGAAAAGAAATTGGATGTTATAATGACTATGACTCCCTATTTAGACTGCTAAATGATGACATAGGCAATAATAATGCTCTTGTCGCAAACGTTCGCCGCACTCTTGCCCCAATAATAAAAAGAGTAAGTGATATTGAAATTTCAGGGCTATTTTATCGAGTTACCAAACGTGCAATTGCAATGAAAAAAGATGTTACAAAATACAACTTTAATATAATTTTGGGCTTTTTCGGGTACGGAACAAATCGTAGGGGATTGTTTACCGAGTATCTAATTTATAAAGAGCAAATGTTAGATAAGTAATATTGAGTAATTGCAAACTATAAAAAATAAAAGTATTGTATCATCTCTTCCGATAATACAATACTTTTATTTTTATTACTAAAAATATTAATATTTTGTAAACTATACAATATTGCTATTGACAACTATTAATTAGTGAATTATAATATAGTTACACTATTAAACGAGTATATATCTATATGTACTCACCATTAAACGAGTACACTTGAAACAAGTACACTTGTCACTGTGGTGGAACAGGTATACACAAGGAACTTAAAATTCCTCGGAGAAATCCATGCGAGTTCGAGTCTCGTCAGTGACACCAGTACAGTTTGCCAATACTGTACAAAGCAAATTGGCATAGCAGGTACAGAGCTTATCTCACCATAAGGGAATGTAGTGTGATACCTGCATTTGCAACTTTAGCTCAGTCGGTAGAGCATGCGGCTGTTAACCGCAGGGTCGTTGGTTCAAGTCCAACTGGGGGAGCCAATAGTAAATAAACGGATTAAATAAGTAAAGGAGTTAGTATTATGGTTGGACAAAAAGACGTGTATTATGAGGATGTTGAGGTCATTGATGTTCGCATTGTTAAGTACGGTGGGAAGTCTAACAGTCGTGTGATATCTGGTATACCCCAATCTAGGCAGAGTAAGTATACTGGACCACAATACAAAGGCGGCAATGGTACATACGTTAGTATAGATACCCAGTCGTATGAGCCTGTACACTATAAAGTATTTCTTCTAACAAAAATTACGTGGAACTGGGCATGTAAGGATTACAAGAAATACAAAAGTTTCGATGTAACTGAGTATACTGATCGGTGTATTGCTCGGGTATCAGGTGCGTTGTCTAAGAGTGACTTGGAGAGAATCAAAAAGGTTCTCAAGGAACAGAGTTATGCTGTTGTACATCGTGACTCAGATGTTTGGGAAGTTTTTACTGATGTAGACAAAGATTTTGTTTATGTAGGCGAAGCTGTATTCTAAAAAGAAGCTCGCAGGTAAGCACCTGCGTATTGGGGTATAGCCAAGTGGTAAGGCAACAGACTTTGACTCTGCCATTCCGCTGGTTCGAATCCAGCTACTCCAACCAAAATATTTTGTAACGTATTTTAGGTTACAAATATAAAATAACGTAAAACAAAGGTGGTGATAAAATGATTAAACTTTACTTGATGAAATACGGTGAAAAAAGTATGAACAAAAAGATTATAGGGAGTTATAAAACTCCACAAGAATGTAATCAGGCTATAAATGATTACATCATAGACAACGCATTGTGTAATGTAGAACGCTATAGGCGTTATTGGTTTGAAGATATGGAACTTATGGTGGACTATGGTTCACATTGGAAATTCTTTAAGATGAAGCCAACGTGCAAGAAATCAGCAGACGAATTGCAAAAATGGGTCTGTGGCGATGAATAAACAAAAAAATAAGCCACTCAAAAGAGTGGCTTACGAATGAATATTAGATGTATTTATTGACTTTGTGATTTATAAATTTAAAGATACCTGTTACGATCGGGGCAATAAGAACAAATCCCAAGAATGGAACGTTGATTATTAGTTGTTTACACATATTGCCTATAAACAATATTGCACTTAGTAAACTATTGAATATTTCTAACATATTTTCACCACCTTTCGTTTACTTCAAGTTGTTTACCTTTTTGTTTTATTCTAACATGGGTCAATTAACTTGTCAACGCCATTAACGCATATCTCATCTTTTATACACAATTTATACACAAACTATCACATAGTTTACATTTTACATATGAGGAGAATTGTATATGATTATACTTTTATTTATTATATCAATCACTATGCTTATTATTTCTATAATATTTAATAAGAAAGGTAACGAAGCTAGAAAGGATACAGCAGGTTGGTTTACTTCTTTAATCCTGTTCAGTTTTACAACAATTACTTGTTTATTTGCGACATTAGGATTTACAGCTTCGGTTGTAAAATCTAAATATATAGTAGAAATGATTACTATGTACGAACAACAAAACAATCAAATTGAAGAACAAATTGATACAGTTGTAAAGCAATATCAAGAATATGAAAGTGATACATATGCAATGACTTCTTCTGAAAGTTCTATTACTCTTGTAAGCCTTTATCCTGATTTAAAATCAGATGAACTCGTAAAGAAACAGATAAAGGTGTATCAAGATAATAATAAGAAGATAACTGAGTTGAAGGAAAAGCAGATAAATGCAAAAGCTTCTAAGTGGTGGCTTTGTTTTGGAGGGTAAAAATGAGATTTAGTGGATATGATAGATTTGGTGGATATAAAATAGGAGATAAGATAATCTACACAAATTCTTTTACAAAACCTACATTAGGTAAAGTTGTTTATTATATAAATGGCAATTATCTTGTAGACCTTTCTGATAATACAAGAAGATGGGCAACAGATAGAGAATTGAAGAGATATGGCGAAAAGAATGACTATCTTAATGTTGTTAATAAATATGTAAAAGGAAGAAAATATAGATGTATTAAAGATTATATTTTTAATGACTCTATTTCTGAGGGTGCTTTTATAGAAACAATACCAACAAATACTGAATTTACTATTGACATACTCTTTTCATACACAAAGATTATACCCATTAATGAATATACGACTATTATTTATGTTGCTTTACGCCCCATTACTTGGAAACCTAAATATGAAACTAATATATTAGGCGGTACAATAAATATTGTTTGGGAAGATTTTGCAAAACATTTTGAACTTGTGAAATAGGAGGTAGTTTTAAAATGCTAACAATGGAACAAATAAAGGAAATAGCAAAATTAAATGGGATAGAAATAATTGAAAATGCCACACAAGAAGAACTAGAAGGGCAGAGTGAATCTCTTATACTACCTCTTGCAGACATCGTTGATTATAGACAAAGCCTTTGTAAAAATTGTACTTGGAAAGATAATTGTAAAGGCTTTATATCTGAATGTATTATGTGCAAATACGGTAACGAAGATGAGGATTAAGCTACACCTCAATAAATCAGTTGGTAAAACGAATATTTAAGATAAGGTAGATGATTGATATGGGTATGGATTATAAATATAGTGGTAGTGCGAGTTATGGTCGTTTTGATAAAGAGTTGTGTGCAGTTGCAGAGACATTTGGTGCGGTTAAGACAGATAATCTTAAAACAAGGGAAACTGATGTAGCTAGATTTAATTCAAAGCATAATATGTTTTACAATGTCTTTGGTACATATAGCATTTTAAAAGCAGATGAACTTAAATTTTTATTTCCGAAAGATACTAATAAAACATTGGCAAAGTGGTTTCAGAATGTTTATGGCAAATTTACGGTTGAAGAAACAAAGGAAATATTTGAGCAAATGCGTAAGCATCCTGATATTGAGATAATATCACAACAAATATGGAATGAATTATTGTTTTGTAGTAAGAATAATCTACCTTGGCACATTCTTCGTTAGAGTGTTTACTACAATGTTTTAGCAATCAGCAGCCATGCTGTTGACATAGATTTTAATTTTTATTCCGTTCTGAAAAGAGCGTTAAAATACACATTTTATCATAGAAAAAATAAAGGAGCTGTAAAACAATGAAAGGTTATAAAGTTTTTAACCACGATTGGACGTGTAGGGGCTTTCAATATTCAGTCGGCAAAACATTTGAAGAAGATGTAATACCCTCCTGTTGTGAAAAAGGCTTTCATTTTTGCACAGAACTAAAAGATTGCTTTAGTTATTATTGTTTTGACCCGCTTAACAAAATTGCCGAAATCGAAGCCCTTGGCGAAATTGACACAGAAGCAACTGGTAAGAAACACTGCACTAACAAAATCAAAATTGTCCGTGAAATTTCATGGGAAGAAGTTTTGAAAATGATTAATGTAGGAAAAGCCAACACGGGATTTGGTAACACTGGCAACTATAATAGTGGCAACTATAATAGTGGCAACTATAATAGTGGTCATTGGAATAGTGGCAACTATAATAGTGGCAACTATAATAGTGGTCATTGGAATAGTGGCACTCGTAATACTGGTAAGAATAATAGTGGTAATTATAACAGCGGTATTAATAATACTGGTATTTATAATACTGGTAATTATAATGAAGGCTGGTACAACAGTGGCAATCATAATACTGGTGATTACAATACTGGTGATTACAACAGTGGTAGCTGCAACGGTGGTAGTTATAACAGCGGTCATTGGAATAGTGGTAATTGGAACAGCGGCTACTACAACTGTGGTAACTGTAACACTGGTGATTGTAACAGTGGAGATTTTAACAAAACTAACTTTTCAAATGGTTGCTTTAATACCAAAGAATCAAAAATTTTAATGTTCAATAAGCCTTCTGATTGGAGTATTGAAGATTGGCGTTATTCAGAAGCAAAAAGACTACTAGATAACATCATGTACAATGTTCTTAAATGGATTTATTCTTATGAGATGACTGATGAAGAAAAAGAACAGCATCCTGAATATGAGATAACAGGTGGCTATTTGAAAAAATGTGATAAATCTGAATGTAATCAACTTTGGTGGGATAGCTTGTCAGACCCTGAAAAGAATATCATCAAATCACTTCCAAATTTTGATGCGGAAATATTTAAAGAAATTACAGGTATTGATATAAATAAAGGAGTTTGATAAGCATGAACAAAAGAAAATTTAAGATTGGAGAACTTTATCGAGTTGGTTTAGATAGTTTCGGCAATAGAATGACCGAAACTGGAAACATAATAAGGATTAAAGCAATAGAGTATATATACAATAATAAAATGGTTAGGTATCAAACAGTTAAGCCAAATGGTGGCGATAGTATGTTTTATATTTATAGCAGTTTTGCTAACTGTTTAAAGAAAATATCGTCCGATATTGACCGTGAAATTCAGATTACTTTCCACGATAAGACAACGGTTGCGAAAATGAAAGAATACGGCAAGGTAGTAAGAGTTGGCACTTCAAAATGTTGTTCTGATGATACATATAGTGCATATATTGGTGCTTTGCTTGCCTTGGCTAGAATATATTTTCCTAACGCTAGTTGTGATAATAAAGAGATACGTTTTTTTAATACTAAAATAAACCCTAAAGAAAAATCTGAGTATAGATGTGATAAGCAGTTCTCGCACTCTGATATAAATAAAGCAATATACAATTTAATTAGTAGATATGACATTGCTGATACATGGGTAGCAGAGTCACTGAATAATTTCGGCACTGCGTTGCATGAAGAACTTGAAAATATGAAGGAGGGCAAGTAATGGAAACATATAACCCAAAGGACGGCAGAAATTGGCACGAGATTAAATATACATTACAACACGGTAAGTATAAGGGTTGGTTTACTACTGAGGTTGGTGGCACTTGTCGAGGAGCTGATCTTCTTGACCCAGATATTTTTGCTACAATGTGTAGTGTTGATATCGTTTCAAGCAACTGCGAATTTGAGGTTGACGAAGATAACGAGAGCTTTTCTTGTAGATTGCACGATGATAATGGCAATGACCTTTTCTTTGATTGTTGTGATGAAGAGGATATGAGGGAAATGTTAGTATCAATAGAAATCATTAACGTTAGATAAACTAAATTTAATGTGCTTTAGAAAGAAGGCATGATAAGATGGTGTGATTTTGAGTTCGCAAAATGATAATTTTATTTGACAACAAAATTTGATAAATACATAAAAGGAGAAATAAAATGGCTGAAAAGAAAAATAATAAGGGTCTTGGACTTCAGGAAACAAAGGGCAGTTTTCAGATCAGAGGTAAGCTGACAGGCTGTGATAAGGACAAGTTCTATACAGAGCTGACAACCTCTACAGGCAAGCCAATGAGAATGGTTAATGTAGGAGTTGAAATTGATAAGAATAAGTCTGTATACATAAACCTTAATGGTATGGAAAGAGACGTAGTATATTTTTCTAAGACCGAGGGCAAAGGTAAGGATAGAAAGACAACAACAGAAAAGGTAAAGTGGGCTGACAGATTTACATTTAACAAAAAGGATTTTAGACCTATTGGAATTAATCTTGGCTTGACAAAAGTGACTGACTCGACAGGTAAGGAAGTAAATGACAAGAAGATACTTGTTGAATATGATGCTTGTAAGTACATAGCAGACAACGCAAAGGACGGTATGTCCGTATTCGTTAGAGGAAAGAATGAGTTTTCCACCTATCAGGATAGACACCAGACAAGATTTGTTCCGTCACAGATTTCACTTTGTAAAGATATAAATTTTGACGCAGAGGACTTCAATGTTATTGGCAATTTTGAACAGGTCATTGTATTCATGGGTATTGAGAAGAATGATGAAGGTAACTTCACTGTATCTGCAAAGATTGTAACTTATAATTCTATAGAAGATGCGGAATTTGTAATTAACAAGTCAAAGTCAAAGTTTGCAAGCACTCTAAGAAAGCTCAAGCCATATACAGCTCTTAAAGTCTTTGGTGATATTGTCATAGAACATGACATCGAAGAAATTGAGGAAGATAATGATGATGGTTGGGGCGAAAGCAACCCTATGGATAGAGTGAACAATCCAACAAAGAGAATACTTCTGATTACCGGAGCTGATAAGGACAGTGTAGATACAGAACTATATTCGGAGGAGATAATTGACAAGGCCGTCGCAAAGACAAAGGCTACCGAAAACGCAAATAAGGACTTTGGTTCTGATGATAATGATTGGGGTTCTGTTTCAGATAATGATCTGACAGACGAGGACGATGAGTGGTAAATTGTTGCTACTCACCGTTATTAACAACGAAACGATAATATAAAAGGAGATAAAAAATATGGCTAGAGCAAGAAAAGCAACACAGACACAGAGCAAGCTTCAGATGATACTTTTTGGAGAAGAAGGCACAGGCAAGTCAACACTTGCCTTGCAGCTTGCTTATTTTAAAAGACCTGACGGCAAGCCATTTAGAGTTCTTTACATAGATAATGAGAACGGCTCTATTGATGATTTTATCGGTGGGCTTGAAGCTGACGGCATTAACACTGAGAATATTTATATTGTGTATACTCAATCCCTTGGTGAAACAAGAGAATACATAAATAAGGTTAAGAACAAGGAAGATTTTCATGTTCTCGATGATGAGGGTAACGAAACAGACGAGGTTGTACTTGACGGAGATGGTGAACCATTCAGAGCTGATGCTATTGTAGTTGATGGTACAACTATTCTTAACCTGACAACTAAGCAGGCACTTGTGGAGCTGTCTAAAAAGAGAAATGGCGTTAAGGCAAAGAAGAAAGAGCTTATTGGTGATGAAAAACTTGTTGCCATTGAAAATGCAGGATTGGAACTTCGTGATTATCAGACAATCAACTTTAAGGGACAGGACTTGATACTTGACCTTATGTCCTGCGGAGCGCACTTTATTGTAACCGCAAGGGAAACTGATGAAAAGGTTTCAGTAAAGGGTGATGACGGCAAGATTACAAGTGTTGCAACAGGTAGAAAAATTCCTGATGGCTTTAAGCAGATGAACTATAATGTTAAAACTGTTGTCAGAATGTACATTAATGAGGATAATAATTTCTGTGCGTATATCAGCAAGGACAGGACAGGTGTACACGATAAGGAAACAGTTGAAGATTTGTCACTTGTTGATTGGCAGGTCATTATTGATAGAACAAAGGATAAGAAAGAGTTTTCTGTTAAGAATGACCTTACAAAGGCTGTCGATATTGAGCAGGATATTTATACAAAGGAAGTTATGGGCAAGGTCGGAGAGCCAGTTGATAATATTGAAACAAATGAAAACTCTGTCGAAAATCAGACAACAGAACTTTTGGATAAGATTTCAGCCGTTATGAAAAGTCTTAATCCTGTCGGTAAGACAAAGGCAAAGGAAGCTCTTTCAGCAGAAAATCTGCCTATTAAACCAACAGAAACGAAGAAGATCACCGATATTAAGACTCTCGAAAGGGTTCTTGAAGTCATTTCAAAGATTTAACTTTTTAATAAATAAAGCGGTGAGGGTTATTCCCTCACTTGCCTTATTTAGCTATTCTAATTAAGGCGGTGAAATACTTGGCAAAAAGAAGAACAAAAGAACAGATAGAGAAAGACAAGCAGGACAAAAAAACAAGAATACAATTTACAGATTGGCTATATAAACAATATGATATTTCATTCTTGCCAAAATATTTTTTTATAAATCTTGATAAGGTGTATAAAGGCACTTACAAGAATTTGAACAAACCTGTTCCCGTTGAAGATTTATGGGATATGTGGCGAAAGAAAATGTCATTTCTTCGTAAAGTACACGAGTTTAATACTCGTAAAGGTAAAAAAATCGAAGGTGCAGCGTTAGTTACATATGATCTCGCTATTATCCTATCTAAATATGATGGTTATTTGAAATGGAAAGAAGAACAGGCATTGGCTAAAACAGGTACAAGCGAAGAACAAGTTAATATAGATTATGAAAAAATGGCAACATCAAAATTTCCCAAAGAACGTGATAAAAATAATGACAGCCTTGATATTGACAGTATCATTGATGAAATTTAGGTAGGTGACAAACATGGATATTATAACAAACGTTCCTACCGAAGTTCTATTTGTGGGTTGTATTTACAAACAGCCTGATTTGCTGGTAAATTACGGACAATATATCCGTAGTAAATACGATTTTTCAGATGAAGTTACACGATTTTTTTATGATTCAGCCGAAATAATCTACAAAACTAGGACACAAACATTCAATAAAACTACTATTTTAACTTATTTTTCAGAAGAGCCTGAAAGACTTTCTTTGTACAAAAAGTATGGTGGTTGGAAAACTCTTGACAGTTGGATGAAAATTGCTATAACTGATGACATTGGCAAGTATCAGGAAATCATTAAAAAGTATTCTTTGTTAAGAGAATATCAAAGAAATGGCTTTGATATTACAAAAATTGTAGAACATAAGAAATTTGAACAATTTACGGCTTCAGACATATATAGATTAATCAGAGGTAAAGCAGATAGAATACATACGGTAATTTTAACAAACCAAGAAGCCGAAATTCTGAATAGTCATATTAAACAATCGCTTATTGCGTGTATGGAGAAGCCTGATTTGGGTGTGTCACTTCCCTTTCCCATTTTAAATGATATATTCAGAGGGTGTAAATTAGGCTCGACAATGGCGATGGGAATGCTTTCTAATGCAGGAAAATCACGATTTATGACAAAAATCATTGCCTATTTAACACTTGTCAAACATGAAAGAGTATTTGTCATGCTTAATGAAATGGGCGTTGATGATCTCAGAAAATGTCTGATAACAACGTGTATAAACAACACTGAATTTCAAAAGCTGCATGGTATAAAGTTGAAGAAGCCCGAAAAGGAATTAACACTTGGTTTGTACAAGGATAAATCAGGTGAATACATATATCATAAAACAGACGATTGGGGAGAGCCAACAGAAACTTTGCAAGAGTACATTCAAAAGGTCGCTGAAAATTCAGAGGAATATGTAAAAATAATGAAAATTGCTGAATGGATTGAGGCTGAAACTAATGAACTTATTCTCGTTAAGGATATGGCTGGTGGTTATGACGATAAGACACTGGAGTTTGAAATAAGAAAAGCTAATCTAACTCATGGTGCGAAATACTTCTTTTACGATACCTGTAAGCAAGACACACAAGCTACAGGAGATTGGGCTGCTTTAAAGGCAACGGTAACTAAACTCACAGACTTGGCAAAACAGTTAAATATGTTTGGGTATCTTTCAATTCAGCTCACAGATGATACGGAGTTTTGTAAACCCGATGAATTAAATTCTAATAACATTGCTAACGCAAAGCAGCTAAAGCATATTATATGGACTATGACACTGTTTAAAGAAATTTCTGTTGGTGACTTTCATAAATATCGCTATGTTCAGCATGATGCCGAATGGGGTAAAGATGTTGAATGCGAACTTAAAGTTGGCAAGAGGTATTATGTGGGCAATGTAGACAAAAATAGATTTGGTTGTAAAAAGAAAGTTGTATTTGAAGTTGACTTGGATCTAAACACTTGGTATGAAGTCGGAGAACTAAGAAGAAAGTGAGGATAAAATGGATATTTCTGTCCTCAAAGAAAAGATACTAGAGAACAATTATGTTCCTGTCATACTTGATGAAATAGGTTGTCACCATATTTCCTGTAAAGCAGGTTATGTTCAGTGTGGCAATCCTGATGGTGATAATCAAGGGGCGATCACTGTTTATCTCAATGAAGGTCTTTTAACTGTTGACTACACACGAGAAATACATAGTAGTTCAAACTTAGATACGATAGATATTTTTGACCTTGTGCAATTTTTTTGCAGTTGTACGTTTTATGAAGCTGTTCGTAAAGTTTGTAATTGGTGCGGTATTGACTATTATAAAGATGAATATAACGATTTGCCTGAAAGTCTAAAGTTTACGAAATTTATTTCTGAAATGGCAGATGATGAGTCTAATTACGAAGAAATGCAACCTTTAAAGCCGATTAAGGAAAATGTTCTATCGTACTACTTCCCTGCCGTTAATGATTGCTTTTTGAAAGATAATATTTCATATGATACTCAAATGCTGTTTGAAATAGGTTATGACGATGTTTCCAATCGAATTACAATTCCTGTAAGAGATGAAATGGGAACATTAGTCGGTGTTAAGGGTAGGTTATTTTTAAAGCAAGAAGAAATGACAGAAGAAGAGCAAAGAGTTAAGTATATATATTTGGAGCGTTGTAACAGAGCTAGAATATTATATGGACTTTATTTATCAGAAAAATATATAGCTCGGACAGGCTACGTTTATGTGGTTGAAGCTGAAAAAGGTGTTATGCAACTTTGGAACATGGGAATAAAGAATTGTGTAGCAACTTGTGGTAAGAAAATAAGCCAATATCAAATAAATATGCTGACAAGGTTGAGTTCTCATATTATATTTTGCTTTGATAAAGACGTAACCATAGACGAGTTAAACGATATAGCTGACAAATTTCTGGATTGTATTCAAATCAGTGCTATTGTTGACACTGATAATTTACTGGAGGAAAAAGAAAGTCCAACAGATAATCCCGATAAGTTTAAACAGTTAATTGCCAAATATACGCAAGTTATAAAGAATGGGAAGTGAAACAACAAAACATGAATTATAAAATAATAGGTAATAATGATTATTGCCATATTCCGATATCTATTTTTACTAATAGAGGAATAACTAACGTTAATGAATACACTCATTTAACTGATGATGTATTAATTTCTTATGATAATCTTGATAATATTACTGAAGCGGTTCAAATGTTAGATAAACACATTAAAAGCAATAGTAAAATAGCGATTATTGTTGATTGCGATGTTGACGGTCAGTGCAGTGCTGCCATGATGTATTCTTATTTGAAAAGACTTAACAAAGAAATTGATATTACATATCTGATACATTCTGGAAAACAACATGGTATTTCTTCTGAGATAGAAATACCTGAAAGCACAAAATTGTTGATTGTTCCCGATGCAGGAAGTAATGATACTGAACAATGCAAGCAGTTGACAGAACATGGTATTGATGTACTTGTTCTCGATCACCACGATATTGAAAGAACAAACCCATATGCGATTATAGTAAATAACCAATCTAGTTCAAAATATTCTAATAAAGAATTATGTGGTGCAGGAGTGGTCTATAAATTTCTACAAGCACTTGATGATTATTATTGGAACGACTATGCCGATGACTACCTTGATCTTGTGTCACTAGCTAATATATCGGATATCATGGACTTACGTTCTTTTGAAACAAAAAGGCTTATTGACAAGGGTCTTTATAACGTCACAAATAAATGTTTTGAAGAATTTATTAATGCTCAAAATTATTCCATGAAAGGCAAGGTTAATCCTCATACTATTGCATTTTGTATTACTTCCCTGATAAACGCAATGTGTAGAGTTGGTGACATGGAAGAAAAGGACTTACTTTTCAGAGCGTTTATTGAACAGGACGAAGAATTTGAATATAAAAAACGTGGCGAAAGTGAAACTACAAAAGAAAATATTTATCAAAGAGTTGTAAGACTCTGTAAAAACGCTAAATCAAGACAGGATAATCAAGTGAAAAAGTTACTTCCTGCGTTAAGGAAAAGCGTAGCTAATGACGAAAATACAGTTTTATTCTTAAAAGGTAACAATATCCCAAGTGTATTTTCTGGATTGATAGCCATGAAAATGGCTAGTTATGCGAAAAAACCTTGTTTGATACTCCGCAAAGATGAAGAAAATAATGTATATAGAGGGTCTGCTAGAAACTTTGATAATAGCTATGTGCCAGATTTAAAGGCTGAGTTACTAAAAACAGGTCTGTTTAATTGGTGTCAGGGTCACGCAAATGCTTTCGGTTTTGAGATAAAAGCTGAGAACGTGGCTGAAGCAATTAAAGTTTTAAATAAGAATATTGATTCAGACAATCCTTTGCCAATAGATTTTTGTTTCGATTATGACGAATTTAATATTGGAATGATTTCCGATGTTACATCATTGGAGAATTGTTACGGTACAGGAATCAAAGAGCCTTTATTTGTCATTAATAATATAGTTTTGGAGCATAGCCAAGGCGTTATCATGGGTAAAAATGAAGATACATGGAAGTTTATTACTGACGATAATATCGCAATTATCAAGTTCTGTAATCCTAGTAACGATAAAGTATTAGACTTTTTGAATGGATATGATGATGAAATGTGCATTAATGCACTCTGCCAGCTCAATGTATCTGAGTATAAGGGTGTAATTACCCCTCAGATAGTTATTTTAAAATACAAGGAGGCTGAAAATGTATAGTTCTTTGCATGACCATACAATGTACTCGTTACTGGACGGCTATGGTACACCAAAAGAAATGCTAGAGCAATGTCGAAAAGTCGGCATTAAAGCATATGCAGTTACGGAACATGGCAACCAATATTCATGGATATATTTCGATCAACTATCTAAAGAATATCCTGATATTAAGCTGATATATGGCGTAGAGCTGTATGAGTGCTTCGATACTGCCATAAAAGATAAAAACAATAAGTATTTCCATCTTATCGCTCTCGCAAAAAATGAGAACGGCAGAAAGGCTTTAAATAAAATTATCACTAAGTCAAATCTTGAAAATTTTTATTTTAAGCCTAGAGTACAGATTTCAGATATTGCTCCGTATGCAGAAGATTTAATTATTTGTTCTGCTTGTTTGGCTTCAAAATTAGCTAAAGAAAGTGATTTTAATATTTGTGTTAAGTATATCGAAGAATACAAATCGGCATTTCCTAATTTCTATTTGGAAATGCAATCTCACAAATCAGAGGAGCAGGCTAATTACAATAAAAAGATTTTGAAACTATCTGAGGTAACAAACACTCCATACATAATTACTACAGATAGCCATGCAGCCACAAAGGAAGATTTATATTATCAGGGTAGGCACGTTCAGATAGCTCACGACACTGAAACAATGTCTGAAAGCTACGAAGGTTGTTATCTGCAAAGTGAAGAAGAAATTCATACAACCATGGATAAACAAATTGGGGTAAATAATGTTACAAAAGGTTTAAATCAGACTGATATTTTGGCTGATATGATAGAAGAAGTACATATGCCTTTTCAAGACCCACAGTTGCCAACATACCCCCTACCAAGTGGATATGACTCTAATAATGAATTTCTTTTACATCTTATTGACGAGGGGTGGAAAACTAGAAATTTTGACAAGCTTTCTAAAGAAGAACAGAAGATAATGAAAGATCGACTAGACTATGAAATGAACATTATTCATCAAATGAATTTTGACGGTTATTTCATTATTGTATGGGACTTTATAAATTATGCGAAAACTCATGGGGTTAAAATAGGTTCAGGACGTGGCTCTGGAGCAGGAAGCCTTGTGTGTTATACAATAGGTATAACTGACCTAAACCCTATCAAATATGGATTGATTTTTGAGCGTAGATAGGTTGCACTCGTTAAATTCCGTTAATTCGGTATCAGCAAAATAAGACTTCTCATTGAGAGCAAACCGATAATGAGACAAGACCATAGACGAATAAGCTGACTAAGAAACCCTAAACCTATAACTAGGTGAGATAAAGGGAATACCGAGCCAAATCTTTTAGTAATAAAAGAAAGTGTGTAACGACTAGGAAATAAGACTTTAGAGCCAATAATTTCCCACGAAGGCGGAATAAAACTTTTGTCTGAACTACGAAAGTTTGAAAAATATAGTCTAAACTGGGTTGGAAGTAACCAACAGATGAAAATGAGGGAAACCTCCAGAGCATAGGATAAAGAGCCTATGGTTAATAACAAATTGTTCCTCAATCCTGAGAGAGTTTCAATGCCTGATCTCGACATCGATGTTTCAGACAGACCTACAGTAATAAATTATCTCATTGATAAATATGGTGAAAATCGTGTTTGTCAGATTATAAACTTCTCGTATATAACACCTGTTGTAGCCATAAAAGATGTTGGTAAAATACTAGGTTTCAAATATAATGAAATGGATAAACTATCCAAAAAGTTTTCGTACAATACATTCCAAGAGTGTATTGACAACAACATAAACTACCTATCTGAACACCCTGAGTACAGTGAGTTACTTGACATAGCAGGCAAATTAAGTGGTAGGGTTAAAACGGTTAGCTGTCATGCAGGCGGTGTCGGTATTGTTGATACCGATATTAGCGATTATATGGCAATGAAACTAGGCTCTGACGGTGAACACGTTATTCAAGTTGATAAAAGGCTTGTTGAACAAATAGGTATCATTAAATTTGACATTTTGGGTGTACAAACTTTAAAAATGGTACAGGAAATTCAAAATGACTTGCACTTATCTGAGTACGATATAAATATCAACAACCCCAAATTTGAAAATGACAGAAGTCCATTTGAACTATTAAGCAAAGCATTGACGAATGGTGTGTTTCAGGTGGAAAGTGCAGGTATGAAAGACTTACTGCTCAGACTACAAGCAACTAACATGGAAGATTTGTCGGCTGTTTTGGCATTGTATAGACCTGATTCAATGGGAGCTTTGGAGGAGTTTATTAAATGTAAACATGATCCTTCACTTGTCACCTATATACACCCTGACATGAAGCCTATTTTGGAAAGCACTTACGGTTGCATGATCTATCAGGAACAACTTTTGGATATTGTAAGAACTTTTGGTGGCAGAAGCTATGGTGGAGCTGACTTATTCCGTAAGGCGATAGGCAAAAAGAATATTGAACTTGTTAAGCAAGAGTCAGAAAAACTGTACCAAGAAATTATTGACAATGGATATTCTCATGAAATTGCCAAAACGATTAGTGAAGAATTGAAAACTAAAGGTGGCTATCTGTTCAACAAATCGCATAGTTATAGCTACGCTGTTCTATGCTTTCAAACTGCTTATCTAAAAATAAATTATCCTGTTTATTTTTTCAAAGCACTATTTAATTTGAACAAAGATAAGGCAGGTATGGTGAATAAATACATTGTAGACTCTAAACAGTTTGGAGTAACTGTTTTACCACCTCATATTAATAAATCGCAAGTCGATTTTTCTATTTACGATAACAATGTGCTGTTTGGTTTTTCTGCGATTACAGGCATTGGTGAACGAATAGCCCAAGAGATTGTTGCTGATCGTGAGAAGAACGGCAAGTATAAAAACCTTCAAGACTTGCTGTCAAGAACAACACTGGCAAAAACTCAAATTATTAACTTAATGAAGTCAGGTGCAATACCTACGAAAGATAAAAAGAGTTGTTTGTTAAAATATTTGAAGTCATTGTATAAACCATTAGAGTATAAAGAATTGTCTAAGTTGCCAACATATAACAAGCTTATTATTGACTATGATATTGATATTGAAAAATATCGTATCGGTAACGGCAAGTATGACTATGACAAAGATTTGTTACTCACTCTTGCAAATCAGAAAAAGAAAGAAAAGTTTGATTTACAGCAAGAAGATAGGTTGAAACAATTTCTTTCAACCAATAACAAATATCTTGAAAACGCTGATTTTTGGGAGTTTGAAGCATTACAGATATTTATACACAATAATCCATTTGAAGAAGCACTCCCCTATTTAACAACAGCATTTGAAGCCGTTGAGAATGATAATGATTGCGTTATTGTAGGCGTTATTTCCAGAGTACAAAAGAAAAAGGACAGAAATAAAAAACCATTTGCTTTTGTGAACATTTACTCCACTTTTGGTATTATAGAGGGAGTTCTTTGGAATAGTCAACTTGTACAGTATGAAGATTTAGTCAAGAAAGGCTCTCAGGTTGCTATTAAGTGCAGAAAAACAGACGAAGATAAGGTTACAATACAGGCTATGCGACCATATGTTGAATGGCTTTCAGAAAGGAAGAAAAGATATGGCAGAAAAAACATTTAAGTTTAAAATCGTTCCTCAACAGGAGCGATTTTATAACGAAAATAGCAATTGGGGAGTGTACACATTCACAACAACTTCTGATGACATTCCATATTTTTATGATTGTTATGACGATCCCTTTGGTGACAATCCAAAGCAGTTAAAGGGTAGCACATTGGCAGGTAAAATGCAACGCTTGACAATCGGTGTCGAGTACAATGCCGAAGTTACTTGTTCTTTTAACAATAAATATAATTCGTATCAGTATACACCAATCTCCATTACTGCAAATGTGCCTAAGACAGAAGAACAACAAATAGCATATTTGAAAACTCAGGTCACAGAACTGCAAGCAAAAAACATTTTAGCTGTCTACCCCAATATAATTGATGATGTTATTCATAACAAAGAAATTGATTTTACAAAAATTAGGGGTATAGGTGAAAAGAGTTGGAATAGGATAAAAGACAATATATTGAATAACTATGTTATTTCAGATATTCTTATCATGCTTCAGCCGTTGGGTGTAACGTATGCCATGATAGCTAAATTGATTTCCAATGAACCTAATCCTCAATTATTGAAGGAAAAATTACTTGACAATCCTTACATCATGACAGAAATTCGTGGCTTAGGCTTTAAAAGAGTGGACGATTTAGCATTAAAGTTAAATCCAAATATCAGAATATCAACCAAAAGAGTTGTGGCATTTATCAAGTATTATCTTGAGAGTGTTGGAAACAATGACGGTCATTCATATGTGCTAGAGTCTGTATTAGACAGTGCAATAAGAGATAACATAAACGATTGTTATGAAATGTACGAGAACTTTAAATCCACACAAAAGCAACATGAGATATTTCTACATTTTGAAGAAAACAAGGTAGGACTATTACGCCAATATAAAACTGAAATATCTATTTTGGATATTCTAAAAAATCTCAATGAACAAGAAACAGACTATAAGATTAACATTGAAAAGGGTATCTCAGAAGCAGAAAGAGAACAAGGTTTTTGCTATACAGACGAACAAAAACAAGAGATATATAAGGCTTGTGGCAGTTCTGTGGTGCTTATAACAGGTAGAGCAGGAACAGGTAAAAGCTCAATTTTAAGAGGACTCACAAAGATATATAAAAGCTATTCTATATCAGCTTGTGCTTTATCTGCTAAAGCTGCGATCAGGATAACTGAGGCAACAGGTTTGTTCGCAAGTACAATTCATAGGTTGCTTGGTTTTAACAAGACAGGTTTTGTTTATAACTCTAACAACAGATTGTCTAGTGATATTATCGTACTTGATGAAGCTTCAATGGTTAATTCATCATTATTTTATAGCTTGGTTTCTGCTATAAAAGAGGGTGCAAAAGTAATTATTGTAGGTGATGACGGTCAGTTACCACCAATAGGCTGTGGTAATATCTTTCATGATTTACTTAATTGTAATGCGTTTACTTGTTGCAAGCTGACTAAGATTTTAAGACAGGCTCAAAAGTCAGGCATTATTTCGGACTCAGTTAAAATTAGAAATGGAGAAAACCCATTGCCTGAACCAAAACTAAAAGTTGTTACTGGCGAACTACAAGACATGACCTATATGTTTAGAGAGAGCCGTGAGGGTATGCGTGAATTGGCTATTAAATTGTATACAATGGCAGCTCAGAAGGACGGCTATGATGAAACGATTATTTTGACACCTTGTAAAAAGGATAGGATAAATAGCTCTTTTGAAATTAACTCTATCTTGCAAGATATGATAATTCCACCAGATACTGCACCTGAGATTAAGTATGGTAACAAAACATTTCGTCTTGGGTCAAAAGTTATCCAAAGAACAAATGACTATGATAGAAATGTTTTCAATGGTGAAATGGGTTATATTACAAAAATTGAACAGACAATTAAAGACGGCAAGAAGCAGAATGTTGTTACAATTAAATTTGCCGACAAGGAAATTGATTTCCTACAAAATGATTTAAGTAGTATTGAGTTGGCTTACTGTCTGACTTGCCATTTAACGCAAGGTAGCGGTTTTAAGAATGTTATCGTACTGATCGACAATACCCATTATAAACTGCTTGACCGCTGTATGCTTTATACTGCGATTACCAGAGCTAAGACCAAATGTGCATTGATTGCCGAGCCTAGTGCTTTTCAGAGGTGTTTGAAAATACAAGCCTCACAAAGAAACACTTGGTTAAGCTTATTGGGCGGTTAATATATAATCAACAAGTTTATCTAGCAAACTTTGTATACTTTGCCATATTGACAACTATTAATTAGCGCATTATAATATGAGTATACCATTAAACGAGTACACTTGAGTATATACCTATTATTAATTAAGTGCGTTTTATATGCACTCACTATCATTCGAGTACGCTTGTTAGAGATAGAGAGGGTGATGATATTGGCACAAAAGATAAAAGCTTTGTTTTTTAAGATAAAGAATTTTATAAAGTATAAGAGATAGGAGAAATTATTGTGAAAGAAATGGTCTATAAAAATTATATGGAGAAAGGACAAGAGGTTATTGAAATACTTGACGAAGGTATTTACAAGGGTTTTCATTATGCCATAGTTTCTTATGGTACTAACCCTTGTGCTTATGTTGAAATTCCAGAAGGACATGAGTTGTATAATGTTAGTAACGAATATGAGCTTGTTGATATTGATTGTCATGGCGGTATTACTTATGTTTCTAAAACAGGGCTTATTAAACCTAGCAATAAGAACCATAGAGATGGGCATTGGATAGGTTGGGATTACGCTCATTTTGGTGACTATACTTATATGCCTACTAATTTTGAAATTTGGAATGAGGGCAAGAAATGGACAACCAAAGAAATATTTGAAGATGTTAAGAATGTTATAGAGCAACTTATAAAAAGTTGATTTTATTTAAGGAAGTGATAAATATACAACCAATTTTTAAAGAACAGATTAAAATGTGGTCTGATTTGGGTTTTGATATACCAATTACAGAGGGGTTTTATTGGCTTGACCGAGGTATAATTAAAGCATTTTCGCCTGATGGGATATTACATAAACTTTATAAATACAAAGTCAATGACGATTTAACAATTAACATCACAAAGCATAAAGAATATTATAATTTTTGTCCCGAAAGCTGGGAAGAAACGTACCAGCGCCTTGAAATTGAGTTATCAAGTAAAATAAATGAAAGCCTAGACGTGATAAAATCAACTCTTAATTTGTACAAAGATTATGAGTCGTGGGTGCTGACAAGTACGGGAAAGGATAGTATGGTTACTCTTAACTTAATACAACAAATTATTCCAACCGTGCGGGTCATGTTTAACAATACAAGTTGTGACGTGGCAGATACATATAAACTTGTTAAAAGACATTCAGATTGGGTAATCACTAATCCAGAGGAAGGGATATATAATTACTTCACGAGAATGGGCTATATCCCCACAAGATTTAGCCGAGGGTGTTGTACCATTTATAAAGAGGAGAGTTCGGTTAAATATTTCGACGCTCATAACGTGAATAAGTTAATTCAAATCATGGGTGTGAGAAATGATGAAAGTACCAAACGCGCCGATAGAGAATATATTACTCATAATCCCAAATGGGGTAATAGAGATTGGTATGGTCTTTTACCAATTCGCAAATGGACTGAGCTAGATGTATGGCTCTATATGTTGCACAATAATCTTGAAGTTAATAACAAATATCGTAAAGGATATTCTCGGGTGGGTTGCGCAATATGTTGCCCCTATTACACAAAAACAACTTGGGTGTTGGATAAATATTGGTATCCGTCTGCATATGAACGTTGGCACAAAATTCTTCAAGAAGATTTTTTAAAAAATTCTCGGTGGCAACAACTTAATTGTACCGTTAAAGAATATCACTCTTGTTGGAATGGTGGTTTGTTACGAACTACTCCTACAAATGAGGTAATAAAAGAATTGATGGACTATAAAGGTTTGTCTGATTATCATGTTGCAGAACAATTCTTTAATAGAACTTGCTGCAAATGCGGTAAAAATATACGGCAAAATAATGTGTTGGCAATGAATATGAAGAGTTTAGGTAGAAATACGAGTACATTTTATTGTAAAAAGTGTTTAAAAAAACAGTTTGGCTTATCTGAGAAACAATGGAAACAACAAATTGCGGGCTTTAAAGCACAAGGTTGTGAATTGTTTTAGAAATGAGAAAGGAGAAAGCAATACAGATTGAATAATGATAGATATTCAGATGATAATAAAGTTCATGATACTCAACGTTTAAAGGAGTTGCAAGCATTACCTTTAGAAAGAAAAGTTCTAATAACTCAAAGTCGTATTCTTGAATGGTACAATTATTGGAATGGACAAGTGTATGTCTCATTTTCGGGTGGGAAGGACAGTACAGTTCTTTTACATATTGTAAGAAATTTGTTTCCTGATGTTGAAGCTGTGTTTGTTGATACAGGTCTTGAATATCCTGAACTTAGAGCATTTGTCAAGACGTTTGATAACGTTACTTGCTTGAAACCAAAAATGAATTTTCGGCAAGTAATAGATACATATGGTTATCCGCTGATTAGTAAAGAAGTAGCAAAAGTTATTTATGATGCAAGATCTGCAATTAGAAAAGGTAATTCAAATTCATATGCTGTAAAGCAGCTTGAAGGTAAGTGCATTAACCCAAATACAGGTGAAAAATCTTTGTATAATAAATCAAAGTATAAATATTTACTTGATGCACCATTTCTTATTTCACATAGGTGCTGTGATGTCATGAAAAAGCAAACAGTTCATTTATATGAAAAAAAGTCTGGAAATAAACCTATTATAGCAACTATGGCAAGTGAAAGTAGGATAAGACGTACTCAATGGATTGCTAATGGGTGTAACGCATTCACCGAAACAAATCCGTCCTCTAAACCAATATCATTTTGGACTGAAAATGATATTCTTGAATACATAATTAAAAATGATTTACAAATAGCCCCTGTATATGGAGAAGTTGTAAAAACCAATGAGAGGGGGTACACAACAACAGGAGAGAAAAGAACAGGTTGTATGTTTTGTGGATTTGGCTGTCATCTCGAGAAAAGTCCTAACCGATTTGAACGTATGAAAAGTACCCACCCTCAAATATGGGATTATTGTATTAGACCAAAAGATCAAGGTGGCTTGGGTATGGGAGATGTCCTTGATTTTATACACGTTCCGTATGGAAAAGAAAAACGTTAATAATAAAGTGACAGAAAGGGAGTACATTAAATGGCTAATCAAGAATTTAAAAAAGATGCTGATAATTTTAAGCAGACAATTACTATTGAAACCGAAAGAAAGACTGGCGAAACTATCATAAGAATATCCAATCCAAAATTTACAACCGATGAGCCTACAGTAAGAGGTACAATCATTGGTGATATAACGAATAAATCAAGTGAACCAAAGATAACAGATGAGCAGAGAACTGTTTTGGAAGGGCTTTATTTACTTGGTTACAGATACTTGGCGTGTGATGATAATGGCGAAGTGTTTGTGTACAATCTATTGCCCATTAAAAAGAGTTGTAGATGGGATTTGACAAACCAGAAGCGGACAATAATTCTTATATGATATTTGTTAATAGTATGTCAGATATTTTAAACAATCTTTGCTCTTGGGAAGATGAAAAACCAATCTCGATTGAGTGGTTGCTAGGCAAAGAAGATAAGAATGAGTAATATAAAAGTTTTCTTTTATTGAGAGAAGGTGAAACCAATATATAAATGTATTTGTGATGTATGCAGAAGTAATGAAGCCGATCAGCATTTTAAGGTTAAAAAACTTAGTGGAGTTTGGACTTGGAAAGGTCGTTATGAAGCATCTGAATGGACTGAACTTGATATTTGCAATCAATGTTACGAAAAGTTTATTGGAGTAATACACGAAAGAGAAGATAGGGAAAGAATGATGGAAGCGTTTATCGGAAAACCGCACAAAGAAAACAACGACAAATAAAAATTTAGTTTTATTTATAGAAAGAGGTAGAATATGATAACGAAAGAGGAGTTTGAAAAGGCGGTGGAGTACTGTGTTAGTGGCACTACAGATTGTGACGGCTGTCCGCTTTGTGCCAGCGATAAGTACCGTATGTGCAGTGCTTATCTTGCTGAATACATAACGAATAATGAGCTTAAACCTGTAATAAAAAATATACCTTCGGCAGAAAGCAACACTAACACTATTTATGAAAACGCTAAAATAACTGATGTATCACTGGGAATAGGCGACCATTGTTGCCTTACCTTTTCTATAACTCTTAGAGGCTCAGGCTGGGGAGCTAGTTTTGGCGGTTATAACTTAGCTTTTTTCAACGGAACATCGTTTAAAGGTTCTGAAAAGGGACTTGAAGCTCTTGCGAGAATTATGTATGTTGTAGGCGTTTCAAAATGGGAAGATATAAAAGGTCGTTATGTTAGAGTAAAACAGGAAGATAGATTAGTTGTCGGAATAGGAAATATCATTAAAGATAAATGGTTTGAACCGAGAGAGTTCTTTAAGGAGGTTGAAAATGAGTAGAAAATTCACTGATGAGGAAGTCGTAGAGGCGGCACTTTGCTGCACAGCAAAGAGTTGCGACACCTGCCCGTTTATAGTTTTAGGAGAAGGATTTGAAAAATGTATCATAAAATTTTCAGAATACATAGCAAACAACACAAAAAACGAGCCTGTACCTACCGCAGACGTGCAGGAGGTCAAGCATGGAACATGGGAGAATACAAACACACCTAATCAGCTTAGATGCAGTAATTGTGAAATCATTCACTTTATAGCTCAGTATCCACATGGTGAGATAAATTACTGCCCTAACTGCGGAACTAGAATGGACGGTGACAGCTTGTGAAAATAACAAGGTTGTCGGAAAATCAGAAGTTTGTTTTCAGATGGTGGACGGCACGGGAGCTTAGTGATTACGACGGGATAATCTGTGACGGTGCGGTCAGATCGGGCAAGACCTTTTGTTTGTCGGCGTCTTTTATGACATGGGCGATGACTAATTTTGACGAGTGCATTTTTGGGCTATGTTCAAAAACTATCGTGTCGCTGAAAAGGAATATCCTGCCTGCACTCAGAGAGTATATGAAAGCCATGGGCATGACGGCTGTGGAGACCACCTCAAAGAACTATATGGACGTGAGCTTTTGCGGCAGGAAAAACAGGTTTTACTACTTTGGCGGCAGGGACGAAGGCTCGCCCTCA